TTTTTTCTCTTTTCCTATATATTTGTCTCTCTTCTATATCTGGGGGCACCAATTGATCGTCTACTATGTAAAAACAGTTTGCTTCGTCATTGTAAGCGAGTCTAAGTAAGTTGTAGTTTCCTAAATATTTGCACAAATCTGAGAGTAAGTTATCTATAAAAGGTTTAAAATAAACAGAATTAGTTCCATCGTTTTTACAAAATCTTTTTATAGTGTTGAGTAAATAATCTACTTCTATTAAAATATTCATTACTTTTCCTCGATATACGTCTTTACCAGTAGATCCGTCCTCTATAAAATTTGGTATACCGCGACTGAGGGCGTCGTTATCCTTCGGCTTAAATAACGGTTCGTTTTTAAATGAATCATCTAATACCGTCTTAGAAAAAAGCTCTTTAAATTTTTCGCCTTCTCTATCACCAGAATAGGGTATTATAAAATTAAAGGGGTTTGTAGTTAAGTGATTTAGACACGTTAGACAGAAGTTAGTATTTGGATTGTAATCTACGTAGAAAAAAGGACGCTTGTTTTGCGCTTTTTCTTTCTTAGAATCGTACATGAGACACATGTGATTCATAAGCATCAATAGGGTCCCCAATTTTATATATACCGGTCTTTCTAGCGTTATGCCTTGGGAAAACTCTTGACTTATTTGATAAGGTGCGATATACGACTTTAACAAAGTTCTGTGATCAACAATTTTATTTTCCAAACCTTTCACTCCAGTAGAATCCTTCAAAGTTACGTGGTTGTTGGACATTATACTGGCATTGAAGCCGTATTTCATGTAAAACTCTAGTATTTGATCGTCTGTTAAATTTAGCTTATCCATTCCATTTCCATAATTCTCTATGTCGGATAAACTATTGCTAATTATTTTACCATAAAACTCAGAGTATAAGCCAGGTTGATCAAATATGCTTTTTGCGAGTTTTCCTTCATCTTCTAAAAAATCTATTTCTACTACTTGTTCGTTACTTTGATTGACTTTATTTAGGGAATATATTTGAATAGTTCTTAGAGCCGTTTCTATAGAAGATGGATACTTTCCAGCTTCCTCTTTTTGAGCCACCAAAATATCTATTTTTGGGAGACTGTCTTGTATCTTTTTTATTTCTGCGTTTAATGTTTCTTTTTCTGCTTCTTCTTTTGATTTTATATCTTGAGCACTTTGATCTTTTTCTAAAAACTCTTTAGAGATCTGATCATTTTTATTTATTACGTCTATTTTTTCTATAAAGTCGCTATCTGATATCAATATTACAAAGTCTATATTATTTACAGTTTTTCTCAATAATAAAATAGGATAATACCTCGTACTTTCTTCTCTATCTAAGTAATTAGTGCTATCATTGTCGGTGATAGATGAAATACTAAAATCTTTTTTTAAATCTATCTTATCCATCTTAAATCTAGTTTCCGTTTCAACAAGTTTGCTAAGTAAGGATACACCTGCAGAACCTAGACCTGTATTGTTATACACTGCGTTATTACTATCATTACTAGTTAGCACATCGTACACTAATTGCCTATAAATCCCCCTAACGATATTATTTTTGGTTGTTATACTTTCATTGCCAGTCAATTCACTAACTTTTTCAAAAATCGCATCTTTTATATCTACTCCTATGTTTGTAAAAAAAGTGCCATCAAGCAACGCTGTTTGTTGTGGGGATTTTATAGCTATAGTGATAGTCCTTTTAAGGGAAGATTTAGTTTTCACTAAACCCAAGCTTCTAGTTTCTTTTGAGTAAGAGAATATACTATCGTCAAAAGATTTTCTATACGATACATTATAAAAATCGTACTCTGTTCTAAATAAACCTTTAACGCGTGTTTCTAAAAAACCCTCATTGGCTATATCTCCCCCTATTTGAGCACTCGTAAAATCGGGTCCTAGTTTAGAAAAAGCATCCTTAGACGGAAGAAATTGTTTAAACGCTGCAGTATTTAAAGTTACTTGGCCTATAGCCGTGTCCTCTTTTAATATAACACCAAATTTTCTAATAGCCCAACTTTTATCGCCTTCATACACTATGTCTGCAACGCTTTCGTCGTATAATCTTTTGGTTGAATTGGAGGGCGTATACAAAAAATTAGATAGCGTGTAGGGTTTTACACCTTGTGGTAAAAACTTATTTCTCTCGTCTATTTTTTTCTGATATATTTCATTTATTGATAATGTTTTATTCTGCTCTTCTTCTGCGCGCTTTTTCTCTTCTTCTAATTGTTTGAGCCTCTCGTTTTTTTGGCTTGTCTGCGCATCTACTTGTTGTTTTCTCTTTTCGTTTTCTCTTTCTACTAATTTTTTTATTTGATCTTGTATGAGTTCGTTAAACACCGTTGGTCTAGCTATGTTTAAAGACTCGGCTATAGCTCCAAGACCTATTAATTTAATAGAGCAATCGTAGCTACCGTCTTCTTTTCTTGAAAAACTAAAATTGGTTACCATACCCAGTATTCCATCGTAGTTTCCGTAAGATTTTTTACGATTTAGAGATATTTGGTAATTTATTTTTTCTTTACTTAGGTTTTGAGAGAAAGCGTCTATCATTAAGTCTTCCGTAGATTTCAATTTCATCTCTCCTACTCCAACATTGGGTTTGCTTTCGTAATAATACGTGTGACCCCACTCCAAAAGCATCGTATAACCCAATTTAAAATACAACGCGTCTACTACGTCTAATTGGAATTTATTGAACACCTTAAAGTTTACTGTGGCAGATTTTACAGATCCCATCCTGCCCATTGTTTCTATGTTGACACTAGTTATACCGGGCATGGGTTGGTAACCATAATTGTTGACTTCCTCTTCTCCCAACATTGCGTAAGCGCCTTGATCAATCCCCGAACGAAGCTGCTGAGAAAAAAGGGTGTCTGTTTTCTGATATTTAGAAGTGCCCGCAAATAACACAAAGTTTTTGGCAAGTGAATTTACGTCCGTGCTAAAATTAAAGCTTATCCCTCCCCCTACTTGTGCATTTACAAATAACGTCTCTCCTTTCATGAATCTAGAAAAATACCTGTTATCATCTTCAGAAACTTGTACTGATGATACTACTCTTACCCAAGCTGTCTTGTTAGCTAAAAACTGTAACTCTTGAACGTCTCTTTTTCCTTCTTGAGACCCCTTTTGAGATCTTACATTAAATTGTTCCACAAGCCACTGGGGTATGGGTACTCCTACTATATTAGATATCTTATTATCCATCTATCTATTTACGTTAACGGATTTGTAGTTATTTATAACTCCAGATATGTTCGCAGGAATCCTTATTTGGGCGCCTATGGGAGGGTATATTGAATCTCCCGGTAAACTATTGGCAGAAGCTATGAAAACCCAAAGCCCGTCGTCATTGTAAAAATCCAAAGCGTACAAATCCAACCTATCTCCCATGGTGCTAATCAAGTAGATATCGTTTTCGGAATACTCAATGTCTGGGTACACGTTGTTCACGTAATACCTGGGTTCTGTTGGAGAGTTTTTGGTGATGTTTGTATTTTCGTATCTGTTGTACATACTATACCTATGAAGTAAAAGTTCTAATTTTAAAAACCTAGTTCAGTCTCAAAAGCGTTAATTTTACGAGGAGGCTTGTATTTTTGTAACCGCAGATTCAGAACCTCTGACAGAGGCCTCTGATCGTTTTGAAAATTCGCATTGATCTCTTCATCAGAAGCTTGTATTTGTTCAGCTTGATTCTGAAATGGTTTTATTTTAACGGTGTTATCAAACACTTCTCCTTTTATAAAATTTGTGTCGTCGTTTACTATGAACGGCACATTCATATCTTCATACTGACTTCCTTGTTTCGTGAAACCGTCTTTATCTAACACTGAAGTGTACTTTTCTCTTCTGGGTAAGAACTCGTGTATCGCTTTAAAAGAACACTGTACGTTAATAACGTGAGGAAGCTGTCTAAGATTTCCAAATACTTTCCCTCCTTTAAAGTTGAGTACTTCCCAAGGAACGTTATCGTCTACGGTGATACTTATATTTTCTATGAAACCCGGTAACCTATAAAAATAATCACCGATTGTTAATCTCATAAGTGGAGCTCTCATTATGCCGATAGTGGAATAATCAGGATACACTTGAGAGATAAGATAGTTTAATTTTTGATAGAGTGGTTCTTGCTCCTTATCCGTTTGAGGAGCTATCTTGAAAGAAAAACCTATTTGTCTGTTCGCCCCCTGATACGTGTAAAACTCCTCTCCCCTCCCCAAGTATTTGTAAGGAGTTATGGTAGCATTGTGAGTATCGCTCATGCCACTCAAGAACGCTCTAAAAAACACAGCGCTTGCGTTTTGCGTGTTATCGTTGTCGACAGCTTCAAAAACGAATTTAATTATATCTTCAGGGTAAAAACCGTCTTTTTTTATATCAAAAGGAGTTGAATCTTTAGCATCATAATATATTATGGGATTCATATTCATTTTGTCAACCCTAGAATCGTAAGCTTCACTTTTGTTGCCTGGATCTCCAATATTGTAATAAGAACTTCTACCTGAAACTTTGAAAGTCTGTATCCCGTCTTTAATCGTAGATAGTTGGTCGGCTGCGTCATCTATTTCTTTGTAGTTTCTCTTAACTAACGCACTATATTTGCTGCTATTTGGACCTTTTGCTATATTGTTGACAGCGTTTTCGGTGTTAACGTAGCGCCTTATAGTAGTATTTCCCACACCGTACACTGAATCGGGGCCCCCAAAATACTGAAACAGGTTTTGCGGTCCCAGCGCTATTCCCAAAAGAGCTGCCTGGTTCCTAGAATCCATGTCTGGATTGTTAGAAAGCTTTATCTGTTTGAGCGCTATCAACCTGTTAGATTTGTATCCGTTGTCTGTATCTAAATTCTGTTGATTGACGGTATCGTAATACATCTTTTGTAGGGGGTTGAAGGGTATCGCGCCGTGTCTAACTCCGTGTATACCTGTACCCTGAACTCCAACTTGCGCTAGCGTGTTGATTCCTTTGTTGTAAAACCTAGTGTTTTCCAATAGAATTCCCCCGTTTTCTAGTCTAGAAAAGAGGTTGGGCAAAACAGCATCTGTTTCTATTTTTGGGTTGCTGAGTTGCAATCCTATTTGTTTTAGGATAAAAATCGGGCCCCTCGGCTTGTCTTCGAGGAACTTTTTTATCCTCTCTTTGTCTATCTGACTGGACCTTGTGAAAGTTAGCGTTCTGGGATCTACGTCTATAGTACCTCCCCTAAGTGGAAAATCTGGATTGGTGCGATTGCTCAAGTAAAAATCTGTGATACTTTGAGGTATGCTATCGTTCTTTTCAAAGCTCTTCGTGTATCCTATAGGAAAAAGTATATAGGGTTCGTTATTAGGATCGAACTTGAGAGACTTGAGATCGGTTTTTAACTTGAGTAGTTTCGACATCTTTACGTGTTTAGAGACATTTGTCCAAAAGTCCTATCAAAACCCAATAACGGATTATTTTTTACGTTTGTGTAGTTAGATTTAGCAGCTACTTGTCCGTCTAAGTTTAAGCTAGATTGAATAATTACCGGACGATCGCTTATGGCCCTTACTACAGAAGTTATAGCTCTTTGAAGAGATTCTTCATTTATCGATGGAATCATAGAAGACGGGTTTTTGGTAAAAAGAGAGTAGTCCAATCTGTCTGGTTCTACCATTCTGCCTCCTGGATATATTATAGCGTCGCCTACTTTTTTCATAAGTCTAGGCTTTGCTGATTCTTCGCTTCCTTTTTCTTCTGAGGAAGTCGCTTTTTCTTTTACAGTGAGATACTTGTTTAATCCCTCGTCTAAACTTTGCGTAAAACTTGCTATTCCCCCTCTCAATTCTTGCATTCTTGCAACTATATTTCCTTTACCAAAAAAGTCTGCTACGCCTTGTATGCCTGCCAAAGCTACGTCAGACACAGTAGCTAAAAAGCCTACGAATTTTGAAATAACGTTCTTAATTTTTTCTACCAAACCCCTCATGGCATCGGGGTCTGTTAATTGTTTTACAAAACTTCTTATTTTATCCAAAAGTTCTGTTCTAGTTAAAAAGTCTACCAGACTTTGTTTGATTTTCTCCACAGACGCCGCCAAGTCTTCTTGCATGCTTTGGTTGATCATGTTCTCAACCTGTTCTTGTCCTATTTTTTTTATAAGATCGTCTTTTAGTTGGTTGTTTTCTCTTGACAATTTTACTTGAGCCATCAATTGCTCTTTTGTTGCGAAGCCAGTTTTTACCAAGACTTCTTGTTGTTTCAAGAAATCAGCCATTTGATCTATGCTCATTTCAAAAGTGTCAGCGTAAACTTGTTGCTCTATCCTATTTAATTTTAAAAATTGAGTAGCGTTTCCTGCGTACTTCGTTATTTCTGCTGCAGCTCCAACCAAATCGTTATTTAAAAAAGCCTCTCTCGCTTTGTTTAAGTTTATGTCTTTTCCAAGTATAAGCTGTGCTTCGAACTCTTTAGATATGCTTTTTTCGAAGTCCAACATACCGTCTCCTATAGTTTGTAAAGATTTTAATTCAAAACCCAAAGCTTTTACAGAAATCAAGCTTTTTGCCAATTGCCCTGGATATTTAGTAAACATCAAACCCAAGATGCCTGATTGACTGGCAGCTTCTTTAAGTATAGACTGATAGTTGAAAGATATTCCAGTTGCTTCTTTTAAATCGGACACCTGTCCTACAACACTACCCGCTATGGATTTCATACTCATTCCAGTAGCTACAGAAGACATATATATCTGCTCCCTAGTTTTAGCTTCTAATCCAGCAAATTTAGAAAGCGCTATATTTGCTTTTAGATTTTCCTCTGAAACTTTTACGTTTAAACCGCTTGCTGTGTTTAATTCTACTTGACTTTCAAGTAAAGATTTCGATGTGATGTAAGATTCGTTGGAGTTAAACGCGATTTGGGCGAACTTATCGTTTAATTTTGTAGCCTCTGTAGCTGAGAGTCCTATTTGTCTACCAGCTTTAATTATTCTATCTTCGGTGCCAATCAATAAATCTAATATAGACGCCCAACTTTTAACAAGACCAGAAAGCAAACCTCCGAATATGGGTATCATTTCTATGTATTCGGTTACGTGTCCCGTCATACTAGTAAAAAAATCAGAAGAATCTTTACTTAAGTTTTTTATGTATTTTCCTCCTTTTATAAAACCCCCCGCTAATTTATCTCCCACAGCGCCAGCTAGTTTGACTATGCCCCCTATAGCTAGTCCGATTGGACCAAGCTTTGTTAACGCAGTATTTGCAAGATTACTTATTTTTCCAATTACTGTACCCAAAGTAAGCTTACTTATGGAACTAGCTAAATTGCTTGTCATAGAACCCAACTTCTTAAGATCTGATCCCATTACGCGAAAACCATCTTTGCTAGATCTTATAGAATTGGCGACGGTTTTGGTTATATCCACTACACCTTGTAAAACCTTCTTGGATTCGCCACCTAATTTTTTAAGCGAGTCTTTTGCCTTACCCAAAAGATCGTTAACGTCTTTTGCATCGTTAGATCCGTCTCCTTGTGAATTGTTATCTGCCATATAGAATAAATATCTATGGCTTGATTTTTACTTTGCTTACGTAAGATGGAGCTTGTTCTTTTGGAAGTAAGTGATCTGGAACGTTTATTTTTTTTATTTTATTGGGATCGGTGTTTTCTGTGATAACATTGTTTTGCGCGTCTCTTTCTTCTTTTATCTTTTTGATGTGTTCGCTTATGCTCTTGAGAAAAAAGCGTCGAGTTATGACGGGCATGTCCCACACCTGTTCGTAAGGAAACCCTCCCTGGCCAAAGTACGCCAGTTCCCAGACCTCCGTCATAAAGTCTATCCTGTAATCAGATCCCGGGAAAAAAGAATTCGGCAGTCATCGGGAGCTCCATGGTTACCTCCTCTCCCTCTTTGGTCGTAAAAGTTACGTTGGTGTCTATGTCTGGACTGATGCTGTTAATGTACTTTCTGAGCTCCAAAGAATCCTTGGAAATCAAGTAACCTCCGTCGATGAAGTCCCTAACGGCTTTCGTCGAATACTCTCCGTTCACAGAAGTGATTTGGTGTTTGAGCTTCATCGAAAACCTACCGGGTTCGACTCCAGTGGCCTTCTTAACCCCCTTGATCTCCTCGTCTATCTTCTTGTCGTCCGCAACTGTGAGCAATTTGAAAGTCACGACGTTCTTGCTGTGGGGCAGCTCGAACTCAAACTCGTTCTTACCTTCGAACTTGCTCAAATCGACTTTTTTGTGGTCGAGTTGACCCAAATCGTACTGTATGGTTTCTTCCACGCCAGATTCTGAAGATTTATAAGAGAACGAGTACTCGCTACCGTAAGCAAGTATCCTGGCAGCTATCAGGAGCGCATTACGATCTCCTATGAGCAGCTCTTCTTGCTTTATAGGAGAAACTATTAAAGACTTTAACATCACCTCCAATGCGATACCCTGACGCAGTAGGTTCACATTAGTGATGATATCTTCCTCCCTCGCGGTCATGTACTTCATCTCTACGGTACCCTTTGCAAGCTCGCTACCTTCTGGGTACGCTTTACCCTGTGAAGGGAGCTCTATAATTTCTGTCGGAACTTTGAATTTTTCTGGCATAATCTTTTTCTATAAATATGGGAATATTGATTTTTAGAGCAAAAAAAACCTCCCAAAAAGGGAGGTTGCGAAATTTAATATTAAACGATCGAACTAGAAGTTCAAAATACAGTAATCCATTCCGATGCTCAGCGTCAGTTCGACAGCTTCAGAAGTGGCGAAGTCCAAGTTACCGAAAGTGGCCTCCTTGATGAAAGCACCCTTGATGATCCACTCGGAAACTACGTCACCGACGGGACCGAAGAGCTCGAGGCTGAGGTCCTTCTTGTACATGTCGGAGTAACCGTCGCGACCTGTGACGGACTCGTGGTGCAGGCGAACCCACTCCATGACGGCCTGTTGGCCTGAGGGGGAGATCGGAGCGTAAAGCGCTAGGGCCATGTCCCTCCATTCCGCCTTGCCTTTGATCTTCCTGTAAACGTTCATGTGGTCGAGCTTGATCTCATTGAGGGTAACGCCAGGAGCGTCCGCCTTCTTTATGAGGTACGAAGGTACACCCTCGATGTTCATGACGAACCTATTGGTCTGCAGGGGTTCGAAGGCAGTGAACATTATTTCGTTGGCGTTAAGTATCCTTGGCATCTTTCTTCAGTTTTATTTGGTATAAATATTCTTAACTGGGTTTTTTATCGTCTTCCGTACTGGTGTAAACTCCAGTGATACCACCTATGTTAGCCTTCTCTTTCTTTATCATGTTAGCGAGAACTTTAGCTCCACCAGTGATACCAAGTGCTGTGGCTATCATTCCCAAAGTTTCCATGTCAACGGAAGCGAGCATGTCCATCAGGTTTTCGTTCACAACGGGTTCTTCGTGCTTACCGTAACCCTCTTCTTTTGGGTGATCCATGCCTTCTTCTTTGGGTTTCATACCCTTTTCGTAGTTTTCTCTGAGAGCGATCCTCTTCTGAATTGCCTCGTAGAGGTGCTTGGGTACCTTTACCTTGACTATAGTGTTGTCAGTTATCTTCTTCATTTGTGTTTTTTATTTTTTATTGTCCAAAAGTTACACCGGTCGGGAGAATGTTGAAATCAAGCAGTATGAACTCCGCAGTCCTTGTGGGCTGAAGGTAGATGCTACCTATCAGCTGGTTCCTGTCGATTGTGTCTGGAGTGTTGTTCGTCTCGTCCATTACGACTTGGAAGGCGTAGAGACCCTCGCGCTGCTGTACGAACTCTAGGTAGGGGTTCACTTGACTCAGGAATCGATTCCTAGTGACTTGAGTATTAGGCTCGAATACCAGACCCTCACCCACTCCACCGATGAACCTCTTGAGCGCGATCAGCAGTCTCCTTACGTTTACCCTATCGAGGGCTGAAGGCTTCGCTTGCAGCGTCTTCTGACCGTAGATGACCGTGCCTACTCCAGGGAAGGTTGCGATGGGGTTGACTTTACCAAGGTAAAGCGTGTTCCTATCGTTAACAGAGAGTCGTCTTTCTGGTTGTATCACTGTGGGTATGCCGCCTCTATTGAAGCCGGCGGGTGCGAACCACTCTGCGGACACTCTATCGTTGTACTCGTAAACTGCTGGAACTATTACAGAAGCTGGAACGAAGTTAATTTGTCCCGTCTCCCTAGATCTAATTTGTACCCATGGCCAATAAGCAGCTGCGTAAGAGCTGTCTATATTTTTTGCGTTATTTACAGCTTGAGATATCGTAGATCCGTAGCTCACCATGTCCACTACAGCTATGCTATCCCCTCTTTCTGCAGAATTGAGAACGAGTGAATTAACTTGGCTGGGCGCGTTAGCGTAATTGATACCGGGAGCGTATATTGAATTGAATCTGTAAAGATCTTTGTTTTTTAAAATGTTTATTGCCGTGTTATAGTCGTAAGCCATAACACCCTGAATATCAAGTCCTGTCGTATTAGGAATGTTTTGGAACATGCTAGGAGTGTCTGTGCTTTTAAATAAGTTTCCAGTTCCTCCTTGGAAGCTTCCCGAGCCAGTTTGCGGCAGCGAAGCAGTGTATTGAGTGAGAGGTTGTCCAGCTACATCCAAGTATCCAGGAGTGGAATTAACGCTCTGCACTCTAACGTATCTTGAATTGTTTACGTAAGATCCAGTGATTTGTAAATAGTAATTTCCTGAACTATCTTCAGTTACTGTTTCGTATTGATCACCTATAACGTAGCTTATATAATTGTTTTGATTAGGATCCAAACTTAAACCCGAAAAAGTTTCTAAAACAGTCTTACTATTTTGATAATCGTCGCCCCTTCTAATTAAAAGGGTGAAAAGACCGCTAGAAGTATCTACTTGAGAAACCTCCCAACGAACGTTGACTGACGATCCAGATAAGAGTAAGCTAGTAGATTCAACCGTGAAGTTATTCATAAGGGATCCCTGACCAATTGTTTCTAATTTAAAAGCGGTCGTCGATACCATTGAGGTGCCTATTGCGGCAACTGAAGAAGACGCAGGAGTAAAAGATCCAGTTGCAACTCTTGTCACTAATAGAGTAGTTCCTCCCTGATCGAAGTAATTAGCGGCTGCTATGGAAGTTAAGTACTCAAGAACAACGTTACCAGAAACAAAAGTAGTACCAAACTTATTCTTATAGTCAGAATAGCTAGTGACCACTGTGGGAACGTTAGGTTTTCCTATTACGGTGGGACCCACGAGTGCTGCACCAACTTCTATCGGTCCTTGACTTATTTGCGAGAGGTCGTTTTCCGTTATGAAAACGCCTGGTGAGAGTATTGCTTCGGCCATTTATTATCTTTTTACTGATAATAAATATCTTTACTTTTTTGTAAAAAAACTAAGCTACTTCTCCTGTTTCCAAGTTTAAAGTAACGTTTCCGTAGGTGTTTCTGATCTTCTCAAAAAGAAACGCCTCCCTTCTTTTTACGTCCGCCACTTTGGACTTTTGCTCTTCTATCATAATTTCAAGAGCGAGCTTTTGATAGTTCAAGTCTCCAAGTATTGAAGCTATTTCTGTGACGTTTTTCCTAATGTCTTGAATCTCTTGAAGCTCTTCTTCACTTAATCTTTTAGACATAGATTATTCTTTGGCTTTCTTCTCTATTTTTATTTGCTTTTCTGCTTTAGGAGCCCTTTTTCTCTTTTCTGGTTTAGTCGCTTCTTCAGCGCTTTCAGTATCTACAACCACTGGGTCTGGAGTGACAACAGGAGTGACTTCGATTTTTTCTTTTGCTTTGAGCTCTTGAGAGCCTGACTTACCTAAAAGTCCTTTTAAGAATGATAACAGTCCCATATTTTTATTTATAAATATACAAAAATTAGAATAGTTAAAAATAAAGTGCTTATATTTGCTTGCTTCTTACGAATTCCAAATCGAAAGTTATAGTTGAAACCTCTAAAGACTCGTTGTTAAACGGGCGATTGAAAGGTTCGGTTAATCTCCAACTTTTTCCCCACTTTTTGTTCATGTATTCAAAATTCATGGTATTTATTTCTTCCAATCTACTGTTTAAAGCTGGATCGGATTTTTTAGTCTGACTTCCGTGAGTGTAGTACTCGTTACACATGCCGGTACCGTGATTGTATAACCTACTCAGCCCCACCACGCGTTTCACTGATTTGTTATGCAGTCTCATAATGTAGTCTGCATCTTCGCAATAAGCTGGGGAAAGGTTCTCATCGAAAAGCCCGTATTGTTGTACAACCCAATCTTTTATCAAAAATAGATCCCACGCCCCCTGACCAAAATCTCCCCCGTATGGGTGCACCATGCCTACGTCTTCTGGTATGGCGGCTTCGTACATTTCTTGAAGTAGACCTTCTGTAAAAGAAACGTCGTCGTTTACTATAATCCAGTAAGGCGAAAGAAGGTAAGACTTGATAATTAAGTTCCAAGCTACAGATACTCCCAAGTTAGAGGGTAAATGACACACACAAAGCTTTTCTACGAATTTGTGATTCATATTTTTCAAACTTTCCAGTTCTTCGTTTATTTCTCCCTCACCGTTATTGTTGAAAATCACAAAGTTATCCACTGGGTAATCTACGCTTTCGTACAAACGTTTTACCCAATGGGGATTTTTTAAGACAGCTGTTCCTATAACTGGTATTTTATTCATTGGCTACAGCAATTCGTGCTTTAGCAATTTCAACTATTTTAAGCTTTGTGTTTTATTAACATACTTCATTAAAGAAAAACATATGAAATAACCTACTACTATGAATATCCCAACCAAAATAATTTATTCCGGAATGGATTAATCCACCATCAAAAAGTATTAATCTATTAAATACATTTCCTACAGTATCAACAGTTTCATAAGGTGTGCTATCTAGGAATGTTTTTTGATTAAATACTTTTAATCCATCACCAGCTTCCCAATTAATTTGAGTGTTATGAAATATTTTAGTTTGTTTATGTCTATAAAAACTAGTACCCGATTGAGGTGGAGCATCGGGTGTTAGATAAACTATAGCCGCCCATTTTTGACTATCGCAATGAAATACTGATGGTACACCTGCTGAGCAATATTGAAAACGTCCATTTATGCCTATGTCAAACCACCCGTATCCATCGGCAAAATCTGCTATTTTAGCTCCTATGATACTCTCAAACGCCTCTCTTATACCATCAAATAAAAATTGTTTTCTAGTACGATAACCTACAGCGCCCTCTCCTGGAAAATATATTTGTTGTAAGGCAAAGTTTCTAACGGCGTGTGGATCAGTATAAAAATTATCTACAACAAAAAATCGTTTATCTTTTAAATCAGATATTCGACATTGATCTGTTTCAACTATTCCCCATTCTGATTCAGGATTTTTATCAATGTATTTCATAGAAATATATTTTTAGCTACTTTTATAGTATCGTCTGTATTTTTAATTTTATTAATAATTTTTCTACTAACTAAATCAGGATGTACGTACCAGTCTTCATAGTCGCGATCATCGTGTGGAGCTATGTTTGATAAGATTAATTCATATCCCTCAGACAATAAATATTCTCTAGATTTTAGCTTATATGATTGTATTTTATCAGTACAATGATCGTGTTCATATGTTATAATAGCAAATTTATATTTATGAAATGGTATTTTAGTCAATATATCATACGTTACTGATGATGGATCACAATCAAGTTGTAGATAATCAATATTACGGGGGAAGTTAATTTCTTCTAATAAATCAATATAATTTATTTGTGTAGCATCTCTACATACAGCTATATTGTTTCTATCTCTAAAATATCTTTCAATTGATTCATATGTTATATCTAGCGATATGCCTTTCCAATTAAATTTAGATTCTAACAAATATGTATTATTTCCATAAAAGGGATAACCAGCGCCTATTTCTAAGTAAGTACCATTCTTTTTACCATCTAATAATGTTAGTACAAACATATCTTGAAACGCCTCAGAGTAGTTTCTATCAATATTTTTAGCATTATTAAACTTGTATTTTAACTTCTTTAAATCACTACTATTATATAAGTTTAAATCCCTGGCTGACGTTTCTAATTCTTGGTCTTTGGTTTTTAAAAAAGATATAAACTCGTCATCGTTTTTCCAGGCTTTCATAAACTTCAAATTATCAATAGTCGCTTGTTTATAAGATGTATCTAACGGTTCGTAAATAGAAAGATACTTAAATAAATTCTTAGATTCATTACATAATCCAGTCCACCAACCAGTGATTGCTCTTTCAAAAGTTAATCCATAAAATCCTGGATAGTCAAGTGTTGTTTTTAGTTTAGTTGGTTTTTTAATAGCTATTTTTTCTCCGATGCAAGCCATTGTGTAAGCGCTAAACCATTTTTTGGCGTGCTCATAGAATCGGCTTAAATAAAAATAACCTTCGGGTCTAGTAGGTATTAATGCTACAGCGTGTTGTAACATTCCTTCTACCGAGTTGTTTCTGCTTCCTTGTGAATTAAAGCACATGCCCGCTCTTAATAACGCTTCATAACGCACTAATTCGTCATTAGTCCTTTCAGCCGCCCTTAAATAATATGATACCGCAGATGCTGTCTGTCCTATATCATGATAGTAGCAGCCCGTATAAAAGTTTATTTCTGCGTCTTCTGGGTATTGGATAAAGTGATCTAATAGCGCCTTTAGTACATCCTCTTCACCCATTAATTTATAAAATGATAATATGGATTGAATATTCATCCACTCATGTTTACAATGAGTAAAGTTATTATAAGTTATATCTTCGCTTATTTTTATTTTTTCTTGTTTACCTCTTGTAATTACACCCAATCCCATATCAACATCAATGGTGTACATTTCAAGGTCTGCTCTTATTTGTCTTAAATGAACAAACGCTTTCCAACAATCGCCTGTCCACGCTCCTCCTCTAAATGGAATAATTTGCATTTCTTCGGTAGTTGGAAGCATATCATGACAAATAATATATCCGTTTTTATTTAAACAACCTAACGAATTAATAATGTCTTTATATACTTGATCTACGTGGTGTAGACCATCTATAAAGATAATATCAAACGTTTGCTTATTTGTTTTAAAAAACTCGTCTGATGTTAATTTTACAATATTATCCTGTTTGGGATAGGGGTCTACTCCGATTTTATTTTTTACTAGAATATCATTAAAGTTTACACAATCATCTACACCAATCTCTAGATAACTTTTAGCGTTAATTTTTTTCGCTATGTAATTTATTATGTGTGTTCTTATACTTTTGCATAATTTGGGATACTTAAAATATTCTTCTTCAAATTTATTTTCTTGGTAAATATATTGTATTACATTGGCTGGGGGTAAAAAGAAATTTTTTAATTCTGAATCCTCTAATATTATTTTTGGTAGCTTATCTATGGGGTATGGATGTAAAACATGATCTGCTCTACCAAGAATATCAGTTCCGCCTTCTTTAGCATTAAATTCTTTTACGTGTTGTTTTGTTTTATCTGAACTTAATAACCCTATACCATCATCTACGATGTCATGAACGTGCATAAATGATTCAAGTTTTTGAATTCTTTTACTAGCATCACCCATCCATGATAAATGCCATCCCACGATTTCATTGTCTGTTTCTTTATTAACGATTAAACTTTTATATTTTATGTCTGTATTTAGGGTCTCTACTTCTCTAAGTTCACTTAACGTATATTCTTCTACGTGCTTTTTTAAACAGAAAAAGGGTGCTTTCCATTTTTTTACAGCACCATTAGGCTCGTGAATGCATAAATCTGCTCTTGTTGAATGAAAAGACATTGGTACTCGCACAATACGGTCTGAATGTGTTTTAGATACGTCTGCTAGTGTTTTTAAATAGATTGGATTTATTATTTCATCACAGTCGCTTATAAACCAAACTTCATCTTCTTGTATTAGTTTGCTTACAGCATTTCTTTGTTCTCTTTCTCGATTCCAATTATTAGATTGTTCGAGCTCAATATGAATTACTGAAATTTTATTGGAGGATAGATTATATTTTTCTAAAATTTGCTTGCATTTATATTCTTTATCTATACCGCTGTGTGTTCTATTTGCTTCGCAGATTACAAAACCATCTACATAATTTTGTAGAAGTTTGATTCTAAGAACTAGATGATATTCTTCATTGAAAAACGGGAAGCAATCTATTATTTTCATCTATAAATTTTTCTATTGTTAATTTAGGAGCTCTTAATAGAAAAGCGGCATTATCTTGAAATCCGAAGGTCATTAAATAATAATCGCCATATTCAGCCATACCAATGCAAAATTCAACGTCAGCAGCCATAAAATGAAATTCTTGTGTTGTTTTAATTATATTAAAATCTTTATCCCACACTATAAAACGATGATAATATACGGCATCTTTTCTCCCCTCTTCGCTGTTAAATAAATCTACTTCGTGTGTAATAGCAAAGTAACCATTTTTATATGGTAGAATTTGAGATCCGCCTCTTAAATCCCTTGGAAGTGTAATATGATTACTCATATGAACTGTTCGTGATGTACCAGTATTAGGATTTACCTCAACTAACTCAGTTGGATTAGCCCATTTTACATAATAAAAGGGTTTATCTATAACGGGCATCCAGTTTTTTTCACAGTATGAATTTGGATCATTTGGTGGAGCAATTCTTATTCTACTAATCTCTTTTATGCCATTTTCATTTATTTGTATCTCAGATAATTCCATTCTACCAACTCCATTAGTTGTAGTATCTCTACGTACTCCTGATAGATATATTTTATTATTCCATTCAATAATACGGGCATCCTCTAATCCTACAAAATCCCATAATGGCTCATATATGTCAAATTGGCTAGTATCTACTTTATGATACTTATTTATTTTAAAATTATCATCTATTTCACAATACCAATTCCATGTTCGTAAATGAATATCATCTTCAGGGTGGATATAAGTTAGAGGACCATATGGGTGTTGAAATAATTTTTTCTCTGAGTGGTAGAATGTATAATTTACATGTCTAATAATGACTGTAATTTTTCCATCTTTTACCATTATAGATGGATTCATCAATCCAGTACCATTAGTAAGATTAGCGGGAATAAGGAGAGGAGTAATATCACCCCCAGCATCTATAATACGTTTAACTAGATTTTTCTCCATAACTTAACTACTATCTTGTCATCTTTTACCATTAGAGATGGATTCATTAATCCAGTTCTTGAGGTTAATTCAGAAGCAATTATCAGGGGGTGAATGCTCCCTCCGTCTTTTATGGCTCTTTTGACTAGGTTTTTTTCCAAAATTACAATTTATCCCCTTTGTTTATTCCGTACTTTATGTAGTTGTACCAAACTCTCTCGTGGATGTAATATTGAATTGGTTTCCACAGTAGCTCCATAATTGTAAAAGCGCTACCTATTTTCAGAGATCCAGTAAAAAGCCAAACAGTTAAGAAACCTATAGTTGTACTAATTATCCTATAAGATATTGTCTTCGCTACGTGTCTCCTTTTGTTTACCATAAGTATCAATTTCTCCTTTTCTTATTTTAGTACCGCTTATTTCAGCGATATTTTGAGGAGGGTCGTGAAAAACAACTTCGTATCCCACTCCCCTTCCGTAATTTACGCTTTCTATGTCTGGTATGATAGAAAGCAATATGTTACTGGCGTGTTTCTTAAAAAAATCGTGATTTTGTAACTCTTTAAATATTTTTTTTGCTGACTTTGGATTGTTTTCATCTATTTTCACGTCCCTTATAGCTATCCAAACATTTTTACCTTTGTCTAACTGTTGACTAATCAACCACTCGTGACCCGAATGAAAATTCTGCCAACGACCTATGTACAACGCATATTTTCTCATAGTCCCAATTTAAACAACAATTCTGAAACTGAGCTATCTTCTGATTCGTGTGTGGTATCTATTTGAATAAAATCGTAAGTTGGAGGCTGGTACTCCTTCACGTGATAGCTTTCTCTTCCCCTTTCTTCGGAAGTGCTCACGTATATTTCAGCCACAGGGTTTTCTTTTTTGAAATCTTCCCTTTGGTCTCTATAAGGAGACACCAAAGATACCACGACGTCGTGACCCTTGTAACTCATAAACTTAGCTATTTCTTGAGCTCTGTTTATGTTTTGACGACGACCCTCTTCCGAATAGTTTTTATTTTCAAAAATATTTCTTAGATCGTCTCCGTCTATGTGAACGGGATTGAGCGTAGCTTTTTTAGATATGTGCTCAATTAACCTTTTTGCAAGAGTCGTTTTCCCAGCCCCCGGTTGACCTGTTAACCAGTATATCATAACTAATTTTTTTCTATAGCCTTGTATATTTCGCTTGTGTCAAACATTTCAGTTACGTCGTAATAGGGACACTCGTGAGCTATTCCATCGAAAGAGTAATCAAAAAGGTAAGAATCGATCATTTTAATTTCGTTCTTCGGTGGATTGGCTATTATGTTTTTGTGTATGTCGTAACCAAAGTTTTTATATGATGTACCCACCCAAAGTACGGTAGATTTTAGTTTCATAGCCGCGGCTGCGTGTTGTAGGCAAGAGTCTATTAACACCCGCTTTTCAGAAAGCACGAGCATAGAAAAAAGATCGTGATTAGTCATCGACGCGTTAACGAATTCAACCCCAGGTATAGAGTGGCCCGGATTTCTGCCCACTTGAATTATGTGATACGTGCTAGAGTACTTGTTTACTATTTGAGTTGATATCTCGTAGGGCATGTCCCTAGTCCAAGAATACAAAGTGTCTTGTTGTAAAGGACCCCCGTTAGTGTGCAAAATCATTACGGGCTTGTCTCTCTTCCAATTGTACATCAAACTCTTTTGTATCATATTAGGATACAAAATTGGTTGCTGATTTTCGTAAGGCACGTTTAATAAGTTACACCAATTTTCTATTAGGTGTTTCTTTTTCATTATGTGATCTGACTGGAAGTACGGCTCGTGCCTAAAAACTATCGTGTCTTTGTCTTTTATGTAATCGTCATAAAAGTAAGAAGTTATGCCTACTCTGTACACTCTGTGTATATCTGGGTGATTAAGAAAAACTTCAGGGTAAGAAACTACGAGTATCAGCTTTCTATCTGAATACTTCTTTTTTATAGAAGATATTAGAGCTGTAGCTGCTACGTTTTTGCCCAATCCTCCTTCTACGTGCCAAACTACGTATTTTTGGCTGTTGTTTGATTTATCTTCCGAAACTGCGAATTTTTCTTCTCTCAGTAATTGTGATTGTGTTTTGTAACCTACCAGCATAACTACATTTTGTATCTAAAATCGTTGAAGAACCACGGATAAGCGTCCTGTATTAGCTTACAAGCGTTAGATCCCAAAACCTCCCTAAAGTCGTCTCTCACTGGTTTCAACTGTTGTCTGATAATGTGATCTCCGAATACGCCGTACCACTTATCGTCTTCTTTTGTGTATTGAGGAACGTTATTGAAATCGTGTTCGAAGTAAGGCAATTCTAAATACTCGTAAATAGCTCTAAGTTGAGGTTCGGGGTTTTCACACAACTCTTCGAATTTTATGAATAAGATGTTTGGATGTATGCCTGTCACTAAAATCTCGTACAATCTATCCATTGAGGGACCTATTGGAGGATTGTTGGACCACACCATCATCCTCTTGTCTACGTTCGTACCTGTCAAGTTTCCCCAATTTGACAAGTGATGATCTATAAGGGGGTTTTGTCTATACTTCTTTTCCATAGAAGCGTATATCGCTCTTATATCCCTTATCATGCAAATTACTTTAGGATTCGGATCGAAAGAGTTTAAAAAAGCGTACTCTGATCCCCAGCCCCTACACTTTTCTACGACGTAAGGTCTATCGGTGAGGGGTTCGTAAAATGCGTATAGTCCCGCTCTCAAAAAAGATTTGAAACCCGATTCCATCTCTTTTGGGTCCTGAGCCTTGAATTCTAAAGAATCTGAATAGATAGTCCTACACGCAGCTAACATCTCGTAAATTCCCGAGGTGGGAGTAGTGTGTATGTCTGGATTTTGACTTAGTATGTTTTGTATGAGAGTAGAGCCCGCTCTGGGTAAAGAACTATTATAGAACACTTTTTTAATCATAACAATTTAAACTAGTAAAAATAGTTTAGATCATAAACCTTCCGTTGTAGCTAGCAGTTAGTATTTCTGTTACAGATGTACCTTGTTGAGTAGCGATAATATCTAGTATCGTAGAATCATCAGTTCCCCAATTATCTATTGTGCTACCAGATAAAACGACGTTATCAGCGTGTACTGTGTTAAACCCAACTATTTGACCGTTTTCGAAGGCACAGTTACCGTATAAAACTCTAAAATTAACTTTGTTTACACCTAAAATATATCGATCTGCAAGAGCAGCCACGTAAGATCCTGTAATGTATTCTGGAGTGGGATTGAATAGCGTATCTTGCGTTGCTTTACTAAGTACGGGACTTATCTTACCAAAAATCATAGCCTTCTGTTTTTATTTATTAATAAATATTGAGTTTTCAAAGAATGCGTCTATTTGAAATACGCACCCTCCGTACAAATTTGGAAAAGCGTGATATTCCAATATTCGCTTCAATGTCTACAACCCTCTTGGGTTCAAGGTATCTAAAAAGTTTGTCCACTCTTTTACTCTTTCTTCCCAACTCCACCTAGTTGAGTACGCTTGCTTTTGCAATTTTAAATGCTCTTTTAATTCTCCGCTCCTTACTTTGTGTATTTCTTCTGAAAGAATTCTAGAAAACTTTTTGTAGTGATATTCCTTGTTTGCTAAGTAAGGATACATTCTGGCCCAACCCTCTGTGGTTTCAGGCAGCGCTCCTAAATTGGAAGTCACCACTCTCAGTCCTGCAGATAGCGCTTCTATGACAGATATACAAGAAGTCTCCTCAAAAGTACACGGATAAGCCAGAACGTGAAAAGACGGTAGTTCTTTAAGTAGATCTTTATTTTCTATAGATCCTCGATAGGTGACTCCTGGTAAGCTCCTGGCTCTTTCGTACAACTGTTCGTACACGCTCTCTTGAGAGGAAGAAAAATCCTTACCATATATTTTTGTGCTAGAAAAGACGTGTAGCTCGCAGTTTTCGGGGTTTAACTCTTCCCAAGAATCTAGTAACACGTCTAGTCCCCTCCAAGGAGTAGAAGTGTAGCACACTTTTACTGTTTCTATTGGAGATTCAAAATCTTTGTCGTAAGTCTGTATACACGCGTTCTTTATCACTTGCGTCTTGTATCCTGGTATGCCGTAAATCTTTCTGAAACACTCAGCTTGCCATTGACTGACAAAGACGAAAGCGTCTATTTGATCCACGAATGAAGACGTGTTTAAGAATTTAACAGCCTGTTGATCGTAAGAGAGCTGGTTCCAATACACTAGTTTTTTAGAAGCGTCTGCGTAAACTGGATAGTTAAAAATACTAAATGCTTCTTTGTGGTGCGAGGGTAACCTATTCATAAGTTCCTCGTACATCAACTCGGTTCCTCCCATCGGTTTGTCAAACATACTCTAATTTTTTTAGATAGTTTTCGAGGTTTCCCTGGTACTTTTTGTATCCTATGTGATTCAGCGTTATAGTTGGGTCGATCCACACTCGATATCCCAATTCTTGCCACTTTTGAGCCAAAACGTAATCCTCTGATATTAAGTCTCCGTTTTTTACTTTCACATCGAACACCATCCTTTCTTTTTGCCCCTCCGAATCGTAATGTTCGCTGATATTCCACAGTTTTTCTAGAGCAAACTTAGAAACTTTTAAAAACCCAGTACCCACACCGTCTACGCAAATTATTTTTTTGTCTTCAGACCACTTTAGCTTTTTTTCTTCCAACTTAACAGTGTAACCCTCTTCTTCTGACTTTTTAACTAGGGCGGCTCCAACTATTGGCTCATGTCTTTTTAACAGACTAAAAAACCACTCTGGATCCCACTCTACGTCTGAATCTATGAAGAAGAGGTCGTCGTACTGTTCTTGTATTGCTATTCTAACTAAAGAGTTTCTGGCTCTCTGTATAAGAGAATCGTAAGACGTGTAAACCGCGTGTACAAACACGTTCTCTTGATAAGATCTTTTTACGGTTTGTAAAAGGGAATTGGCGTACCAAACGCCAACTGATCCGTCGTAACACGGAGTGCCTATCAAAACTCTTCGCATTTTAGAATATAAAACTTATTTATTTGTTTTCTAAATTTGTAATCCTAGTGTCAAGTTCTTGTACGGATTTTACTATTGATGCTATAAGTTCTTCGTAAGTCAACCTATAAGCGTCTTTGTCGTCATCGTGACCAAGGCCGTCGAATTTAACTCCCAATTCGTCTATTACTTGCTTCAATTCTTGAGCAATGAATCCGTAGTGTTCCTTATTTCCTATTAAAGTGCCGTCTTTATCTCCGTAATTGTACTTACACTCTCTAACGTACGTTTCTCTATTATCCCAATTAAAAGCCACGGGTCTAAGCTTTTTAATAAAAGATAGACCAAGTTTTTCTGGTAAAGATTTTACGTTAGTTTTATCCCTGCAATCAGAAACGGTAGACCATGCAACGTATACACAGTTACAAACGTTATTTCCAGAGTTACCCCAAACTGTGTGTCCGGTCGTAGCGCTTGTAGCACTAGTTGCTCCGACTGCTATCGTGTTGTTGACACCCGTATTAAGACCGCTCTGCGCCTTTACGCCTACCGCGGTATTACAATTTCCCGAAGTGTTACTCTTCAGAGCACAAAAGCCTACACCAGTGTTACAACAACCGGCCGAAATACTACTCAAAACATCAGCTCCAAAAGCTGAGTTACAACCTCCCGAAAGATAAAGGCCTGACAAAGTCGACATTCCAACACCTGTATTTTGAGCTGCCGTATTGGCCTGTAGAGATTTGTAGCCTATCCCTATGTTCGATCCACCGTTACCTGCGTTACACATCGCAAAAGTGCCTATAGCTATATTTTCTGATCCGTTAGAACTATTGGCCAACGTGCAGGCTCCTATAGCAATGTTTCTGTTGTTACCGTTACACCTTAAAGAGAACGCTCCAATCGCTACGTTGTGACTTTCGAAAGTTGTAGCCATGTTGTTTGAGAATAAAGCGCACCTGCCTATAGCGATGTTGTAACCTCCGGTAGTGTTGCACCTAAGAGACAAGTAACCTATCGCAACGTTGTTAGTTCCCCTTGTGTTTGCAGCAGCTGCCAAGCTGCCGATCGCAGTGTTAAAGGTGCCCGAAGTGTTACAAATAAGAGCGCTAGATCCCACTGCAACGTTATTCACTCCTGTGGTGTTAGCTGTGATAGAGTAAGCGCCCACAGCGATGTTTGCAGTAGTTGTGTTTGTAGAGGCAAACGTATTCTTTAAAGCGTTTCTTCCCAATGCTATGTTGTGATTACCCGGATTCGCGTTTGGTGAAGACATGGCTTGGTATCCCATAACGATGTTGTGCCCTCCGTTCATGCGACACGCTGTCCTGTATCCAAAAGCTATGTTGCAACCTCCACCTCCATTGCCCGCTTCCATCACAAGTTGACCGACTAAAAAGTTAGTGTCGCCGCAGTTACTGTCTCCTGCTCTGTATCCTATTATGGTTGATCTATGGAAATTACATCCACTCCTACCAGCTGACCTACCAATTAGAGTATTAGAATCCCCCGTCGTGATTCCACAACCTGGCAAATCTCCCAACATCACATTAAAAGCGCCGCTAGTTAAGGTGGTTCCTGCAGAACTTCCTATCAAAACATTTGCACGACCAGACGTCATCGCCTGCCCTACATCCCTTCCCACAACCGTGTTCCTAACTCCAGTAGTAAGACAAATTAAACCATGATGTGATATTGCAATATTAGCATAACCGGTTGTAACTTTGTAAAGAGCGCAAGTACCAATGGCTATGTTTGAATTAGTAGGCCAATAGTTAGGGTTACCAGCGGGAGCAAAATTTGAATTTCTAAGCGCTTGGTATCCGATTGCTATTTGCAAATGATTACTTACGTTCGATAATAGAGCCTGATTACCTATTGCTATATTACGCCTACCGCTTACGTTAGAAGCTAGTGATCTAGACCCTATTGCGACGTTAGAATAACCTACAGTAGCTGCGGTGAGTGCGTACGCGCCAACTGCAATATTAGATGTAGCGGAAGTGGATCCAAAATTCTGGGCTAGTCCTGCTCCCCTACCCACCGCAACGTTGAAGCCTCCCGTAGTGTTTGCGCAAAGCGCTCTGTACCCCATCGCTACGTTGCTTGCACCCGTGATGTTTGACCCAAGAGCGTTGCAACCCAACACAGAGTTGGTAATTACTGCTCCCCCTCCCCTACCTACAGCAAGCGAATTTACCACTAAAGCAGTCCCATCGAAAGTTAAATTGGCTTCTCCATTAATAGTGCCCGCTACTCCTGTAGCTGTGAGTACGAAGTTGTCTACGTTGTTGTTAATGGTAGCAGCACCAGCTATGCCTTGAATTCCCTGTGTTCCCTGCGTTCCTTGCGCTCCGGTATTACCAGTGGTTCCCTGTGTTCCCTGTGCTCCAGTATTACCAGTGGTTCCCTGTATTCCCTGTGCTCCAGTGCTGCCTGTAGCTCCTTGCGTTCCTTGCGCTCCGGTATTACCAGTGGTTCCCTGTATTCCCTGTGCCCCAGTGCTGCCTGTGGCTCCCTGTGTTCCCTGTGCTCCAGTATTACCAGTGGTTCCCTGTATTCCCTGTGCTCCAGTACTGCCTGTGGCTCCTTGCGTTCCTTGCGCTCCGGTATTACCAGTGGTTCCTTGTATTCCCTGTGCTCCTGTAGTTCCTTGTATTCCCTGAGTTCCCTGCGCTCCAATGTTACCAGTGGTTCCCTGTATTCCCTGTGTTCCCTGTATTCCCTGAATTCCTTGAGTTCCTTGTGTTCCCTGAGTTCCCTGCGCTCCGCCTGTTCCTGTAATTCCTTGTGTGCCTTGAGATCCTCCTGATCCAGTCGATCCCTGTGTTCCCTGCGTTCCCTGTGCTCCTGTAGTTCCTTGTATTCCCTGAGTTCCCTGTGCTCCAATGTTACCAGTGGTTCCTTGTATTCCCTGTGCTCCAGTACTGCCTGTGGCTCCCTGCGTTCCCTGTGCTCCAATGTTACCAGTGGTTCCCTGTATTCCCTGTGCTCCTGTAGTTCCTTGTATTCCCTGGGTTCCCTGCGCTCCAATGTTACCAGTGGTTCCCTGTATTCCCTGTGCTCCAGTAGTTCCTTGTATTCCCTGAGTTCCCTGCGCTCCAACGTTACCAGTGGTTCCCTGTATTCCCTGTGCTCCCGTAGTTCCTTGTATTCCCTGAGTTCCTTGCGCTCCAACGTTACCGGTGGTTCCCTGTATTCCCTGTGCGCCTGTAGTTCCCTGTATTCCCTGAGTTCCCTGCGCTCCAACGTTACCAGTGGTTCCCTGTATTCCCTGTGTTCCCTGTATTCCCTGAATTCCTTGAGTTCCTTGTGTTCCCTGAGTTCCTTGAGTTCCCTGTATTCCCTGTGTTCCTTGTGTTCCTTGTATTCCCTGAATTCCTTGAGCCCCAGTTATGCCTTGTATTCCCTGAGTTCCTTGTGTTCCTTGTATTCCCTGAATTCCTTGAGCCCCAGTTATGCCTTGTATTCCCTGCGTTCCTTGAGCTCCTTCTATACCTTGTATTCCCTGAATTCCTTGAGCCCCAGTTATGCCTTGTATTCCCTGAATTCCCTGTGTTCCTTGAGTTCCCTGAATTCCTTGTGCCCCAGTTATACCTTGTATTCCTTGTGTTCCCTGTATTCCCTGCGTTCCTTGAGTTCCTTGTGTTCCTTGCGTTCCTTGAGTTCCTTGTGTTCCCTGGATTCCTTGAATTCCTTGAATGCCCTGGAGACTTAAGTCCGTCCTATATCGAAAATTTCCGCTTGTGTCACTTACTACTATATTAGTCTCTGTTGAACCAAGAGGAATATTAGTAAATGATAGACTACCGGTAATAGAAACGGATCCAGAAAATTGATGGGTGTTTATTGATGGTAAAGTTCCAAACTTAGTAGATCCTGTGATGAAATCCCTAGAAGAAGTGACTTCTTGGACTACCAAAGTTTGAGCTGTTATGTTACCCGTTGAAAATAAATTTCCGGTTAAAGAAAGAGTAGTTCCATCGAAAGTTAAATTACTTTCTCCATTAAAAGGTGTCGCTGAATTTCCTGTAGCAGTTACTACAAAATTATTTGTGTTATTAGTTAAAGATGTAGACGCGTCTGTGCCTTGAATTCCTTGTATTCCCTGAATTCCCTGTGTTCCTTGAGTTCCCTGAATTCCCTGTGTTCCTTGTATTCCTTGAATTCCTTGTATTCCTTGAGTTCCCTGAATTCCTTGCGCCCCAGTTATACCTTGTATTCCTTGTGTTCCTTGTATTCCCTGAATTCCTTGAGTTCCTTGAGTTCCCTGTATTCCCTGCGTTCCTTGAGTTCCTTGCGCTCCGCCTGCTCCGCCTGTTCCTGTAATTCCCTGTGTTCCTTGAGCTCCTTCTATACCTTGTATTCCCTGAATTCCTTGAGCCCCAGTTATGCCTTGAATTCCTTGTGTTCCTTGTATTCCCTGAATTCCCTGTGTTCCTTGGGTTCCCTGAATTCCTTGCGCCCCAGTTATACCTTGTATTCCTTGTATTCCCTGAATTCCTTGCGCCCCAGTTATACCTTGTATTCCTTGTATTCCCTGAATTCCTTGTGTTCCTTGAATTCCCTGAATTCCTTGCGCCCCAGTTATACCTTGTATTCCTTGTATTCCCTGAATTCCTTGTGTTCCTTGAATTCCCTGAATTCCCTGAATTCCTTGAGCCCCAGTTATGCCTTGAATTCCCTGTGTTCCTTGAGTTCCCTGAATTCCCTGTATTCCTTGAGCTCCTTCTATACCTTGTATTCCCTGAATTCCTTGAGCCCCAGTTATGCCTTGAATTCCTTGTATTCCCTGAATTCCCTGTGTTCCTTGTATTCCCTGAATTCCTTGCGCCCCAGTTATGCCTTGTATTCCTTGTGTTCCTTGTATTCCCTGAATTCCTTGCGCCCCAGTTATGCCTTGTATTCCTTGAATTCCTTGGGTTCCTTGAGTTCCTTGAATTCCCTGAATTCCTTGAGTTCCTTGTGTTCCCTGTATTCCTTGAATTCCCTGTATTCCTTGAATTCCCTGTGTTCCTTGAGTTCCCTGAATTCCTTGTGCCCCAGTTATACCTTGTATTCCTTGTGTTCCTTGTATTCCCTGAATTCCCTGTGTTCCTTGAGTTCCCTGAGTTCCTTGAGTTCCCTGTATTCCCTGCGTTCCTTGTGTTCCTTGCGTTCCTTGAGTTCCTTGTGTTCCTTGCGTTCCTTGAATACCTTGAACCCCCTGTGTTCCTTGAGTTCCCTGTAAACTTAAATCTGATCTGAATTTGAAAGATCCGCTTGAATCGATTACCGCTATATTGGTTTCCGTGGTGCCCTGTACGACGTTTGGAAGATTTAAAGAACCCGATATCAATACGCTTCCGCTTATCGAAAGCGATCCTGTAATTTGAGAATTGTCTAGGGCTATTAGACCATTTCTTACTACGAATTCGTTAGCCATATTTTGTTACCTCGGTTCACTTTCCCCGAGATAGGGATTTTCACCTATAAATATTCATTAATCTACAAAGAAAAGACTCTGTATTTTCTTCCTGTGGTATCTTCCCCCTGAAGCTGTTGAGCTTTTGACTCAGCTTCTGCTTCGTTATCGTACTCGTACACTGGATCCTGCGGATTTAACCTTGCTACCCATATTTGAGAATTTCCTGGTATGAATTCTAATTGTACTTGATACATTTTTTTACTTTTATATTAACCTATAAATCGCTTTTACGTTCCAATTTCCTGCGGAGGGAAACACAATGAAATCTATGTTTCCTCCTCCTTGTCCCACGTATACGTCGACGGTAGAAGTATCTCCGATGTCGAGAGTAGAATTATCATACGTTTTTAAATCATTTCCCTTAAAAACTGCAGCGATATTTCCAGCTCTTGCGTTGGATCCTGAGTTTATTGTATATTCAAAGAAAGCAGCAGAGTAGGATTGCGTAGGAATGATTATTATGCTTGTATTTACTCCGCTTTGTGCTACGCCTCCTAAAGTAGCGTGCAGGGAAGAAGATAGAAAAATAGAACCCGTTATCGATAAGCTTCCACTTATGGTGACTTGTTGATTCAAATTATTGACGAACGACGCGGTCGAAGCGAAACTACTACTCAACACGGTTAAGGAACTCGTTTGGTTATCGTATACAGCTCCTGGTACGAACGAGGCGGTGAGAGAGTAAGACGCAGATATTGCTTTTTCTGCCCAACTAGAAGTTCCGTATAGAGATCCTGTTACTCCTCCTAACGCGTTTAAAGATCCGCTAACAGTCAAAGAACCCGTTACGAGTTCGGTAGAAGACGTAATTACTTGTACAACGATCGTTTGCGCAGTTAATGTACCCTTTACAGTAAAATCGTTAGCGAAAGACGAAGTTGTAGCAAAAATTGCGTGAGAAGCGCTGATTGCATCTTGAGCTTGAGAAGCAGATATAGCGAAAGATGCTGTGTTTGAGAGAAGGCTAGAGCTAGATATTGTGTTCCAAAGTCCATTTTCAGCATCGTAAATAGGTACGTGACCACTCTGTGGCGCGTTTATGTTTACTTCTACTGGCTCTCTACCTATTCTTTTCATATTTAATCCGTTGCGTTTTCAAGTATTGATAATACTACGTTTAAAGAGCCAGAAACTGGCGTTTCCATGATTAACGCATCATTCTTTTCTAATATTACTTTACCAGGAAGCGGGTTTATAGCTTCTCCAACCGGTATGGAAGAGTTGTACAGTAAGTAAGCAGAAGTCAAAGATCCGCTTTTTTGAACTTGAACGCTTACGGTTTGTATACTGCCAGTAACATTAGTCACCGCAGCTGATAAAAGTATAGCCGCCACGTCTAAATTCTCTTGATATATCGTATTACTACCGCTATTAAGCGTTTTTGTTACGACTCTAAACCTATTAATGGGTATCGTTGCCATATTTTTGTGTTTATCCTTCTAGTGCTAAGTTTATAGGTACTATTTTGGCCGATATTGCTTTGGTAAACGTCCTACCTTCTATAGTTCCAGTCTCTTGTCTTATTATAAAGTCGTTTCCTGAGTAAAAGTCTCCAAATTCGTCTCCAGCAGTGTAGTAAACTCTACCCCCAGCTTCCTCTTTGACTCTAATGTTAAGATTAGTCTTTCCAATGCCTCTTTGATTGTTAGGGAGACCTAAAAAGTTCACTCCGGAGCCTGCGTAAGCGAAATCGTGAGACGTAGAACTCAATAAAGAGCCAAATTCTTCTAAAAGGTTACTTCCAGAGTTCTCGACTACTACTTTTTGTATAGTATCCATCGGTACTTGAATAGATTGGGACACTTTTAGCTTACCCGCCGCTGTCATTGACGTGAAAGAGCCGCTAGGATCGTCTATAATGAACTCCCTTATGTATTGGTAAGACTTTATGAAGTCCCCAGATAATGATCCAGTAGAGTTGGATATTAACGGATACACAGTTATCGCCCCCTTAGTAAATGATGATCCTGAAGGAGGCGGTAGTGTGAATATTTTACCAGCAGATGTGTCTTGCGCCTTAAAAAGAGACGCTGCAAACTGAAAAATTCTTGCAGATCCGCTGGATAACAAGTCATCCGATAAAGCATCTATGAGCAAACCCGAATCCCTTATAGTTGAAGCGTAGTTACTTCCGCTAATTTCGTAAGTAGGAGCGAAAGCGCCTGATACTGCCAATTTAGAAATCATGTAATTTCTAATACTGTTCTTATTCGATAAAAGCAGCGCAGATCCCACTGTGTCTACAGATTGAGAAATTATGGATAGGTCGGGATTGACGAGTATTCTAGACCCGCTAGATCTCAGTCCAAAATCTCCGAAGCTTGTGTTAGAGTTCAATAGCGAAGCCTGTGCTCCGTCTATAGCAAAACAACCTACCCTACAGAAGTTAGTGAAAAAAGACACTAATTGGGCGTATGCTCCTCCCCTGAGGCAAATGCCTATTCCGTTGAAAGTGACCTGAGTGTACGCGTCGGTTACCATAGACTTTAGCGGAGAAGACCCGTCCAAAGCAGAATCGTCCACTATCATGCCTCCAGGTCCATTACCAACTAGGGGATTACCGGATCCTGAATCTAGAGGGACATAGAACTTATCAAATGGCGTGTGGATAGCAGAGCAGTTTTGAATGTAAGGAGAGGTTATTATTGAAGCGCTGGGAGCGAAAGCAAAAAAGAATCCATTCCTTGGATCCTCCAAATTGTCTATCTTACACCCTTCCAGTCTCAGCCCAAAAGCGTAAGTGCCATTATTCATCAAAAACAAGTTGGAACCACTGGTGGCTGAAGTGGGTTTTACGACGACCGTTCTTAAATCGTCCCCAAGTATAGATGTGTTGGAAGGAACTATTACTGGGGCTTCTTCTGTGTAATATCCTGACTTTACGTTAATGCTAACCCTGTAAACTGGTAAACCAGGATTTGCCGCTATGCTTGCGCTTGCAGCAATGGTGGCTTTTTTTATCGTCCTAAAAGAAGTTTCTAGGGTTTTGCCGTCGTTAGTATCGCTACCTTGTTCGGTAACGTAAAAAATCCTGTCAACTTTCCCTAAATTAGAGCCTACAGCAATCACCTGCTCATTAGCGCTACCGCTTTTCTTTAAGTATACTTTCCCGTCGTAAGTATTTATAGCCAATTCCCCAAAATCAAGCGAAGAAGTAGTTGGCACCTTACTTGGAACGCTGCTACGGCGCAGCTTGAGCGTCTGTTGAGCCATATTTATGGTGTTTTGCGAAGGCCTATATAGGCACCAATAAATATGCGTTAGTGAGTACTAAGAATATGGATAGAAGCTATTCCGTTCGCCTCTAACCACTCTATGGCTTGATCGTAAGTTAGGTTTTCTGCGACGGTCGTGTTTGTGGATGTGTCTAATATGTAGTGTAGAGGTTCCATTAGTTAAACGTTAATCAATAACTATTATTTCCAAGATCTACGTCGTAGAAGCTTCCAGAATCTCCCCACGTATCTACTCCTGCTATTGTCAAAGATCCTGTCGTAGAAGCGCTAGATGTAACAAAAACCGATCCCGTAACCACTAAAGCGTTGCTAGAAGATCCGCTTATACTCAATACACCTTTAGTTGTATCGTAAGATAAGTTTGACAATATTTGTTTTAATTTGATTCTTGCCATGTGTTATGCGAATTTGCCTACACCTATGATTACGTCATCGGATTCAAAAGAATACTTTAATACGTTAGGATCTATTACCAATTGAGATCCCCCCGCAACTTGTGTAAAACTGAATATGGCGCTCCTTTCTATAAATTGACCGTTACATAAGAACAAGAAATTGTTAGAATTAGTAGCGGGTAGAGGATACGGCGCACTTAGCCAAGCGCCAAAATTAAAGGTTATAGAGTTAACGAACGATCCGACTGACTCCTTATTTGTGTTAAGGTAATCGATAACCAATGTATCAGTTCCAGTTTCGTTAATTATGTTATACACTGCGTCTGCTGATTTAACATAAATATTAGTCTTATCGCTAGCCCTTGCTTTTTCCACGTCTGAATATGTTGTTTCTAAACCAAAAACGACCTTTGAAACGCTATACACCCTATTCATAGCAGCGAGCTCCTTGTTTATGGAATCTGGTATTAGGTAGCCGTTTAATTTTATGCTAAAATTACACCTGATCGCCCTATCCTCTCCCACTTCGTAGGTTATAGTGTCTTCGAAAGATTCTATATCGCTGTAAAATTGAAACTTATTGGCGTCTCCCCAATAACTCCTAGAAGCAAAATTTAAAGCTTCCACCACCTTGTCCATCTGTTCTATGAAGTGAGTGAATACTACGCATTCGTACTCTATTGTTACGTAATCCGGGGTAACACTAACTATGTATTCCTTCTCTTCTGCCCTCTGCTGAAACGCATCCAGTCTAGTGTAAACGTTTCTTTTGGTATACCCTTTTTCGAACAGTTGTAAGTTTCTAGAAATGTTACCGTCCAATTTGTGACCCAAGTTTCTGTTTTGCGTCATCGATCTCCTTTTGAAAACCAAGAGCGGAGCCATGAGTTTGTAGTAACCGTCCCTGTAATATCCATCCGCCTGAATGCTTTTCCACACTTCGGGGTTTCCGTATATGATCGGTATGGGTAACCTAGTATTGTTTTGAATGACTGAAAGCCTTAGAACGTTATTGAAATAATACATCACCGCTTCGTCTATGTCCTTTATTCCTATGTTAAAGTTCCTGTCCTTGTCATCTTTTTGGGAAATCTCCCTAGCCCTGTTTATTTCTGGGGTGCCAGCCTTTGCCTTTTCTGAAAATACTTCGTTGGGATTGCCATACCCCTTTGTGTAAGGCTTTACCAACTTGTTCATGAACTCTTTTCTATTTTCAGGTCTCACTCTTGCCATACTACAGCCTTTGCTTTGTTATTCCGAGTCTGTCTGGGCTCGTGAAGTGGGTTATGCATATAATAGAAAAAGAGGATCCGAAGTTTTCCAATCCTGCAGAATAAGCGTAATCGTTGTCCTTACCTAATACCAATTGGTTTTCGTTTACCCCATCAACCTCGTGATATAGTTCATTAAACACAATCACGTCCCCAGTTTCAGGTACGACGTTGGCTTCCACTAAGTGATCTTTTAGGAATCTAAAAGTTACGGCCCTGTTGTAATCTGGTCCAAAATCGTTAGAAACGGCCGTAAAATCTTCCCTCTGTATCAAGCAATTCAACAATACTGGTCCCATGTAATACTTTGACATCGCTTCTCCGTATACGTTGGGTTGAGTTTGATTTAATATTACTTTGTAATATCCGCACTGAGTGGACACGATATCCTCTATCAGTTCCCTGCTTATGGATTTAAAAAAATTAATATCTCTCTTGCTGCCAAATATTGCCATTTTACACTATGTATATCATCATGGGTACTTGATTAAGAGTCTCGCTTAAAGTTTGGTTCTCAGTCTGTTTCCTCTCTAATTGTTTTTGTCTAGACATGTCTTCGAAGTCCTGACGCAATCTTTCTCTTAGAGCCTGTTGTTGGTCCTTGCCCTTAGAGATCAAATCTGCTGAGTTTAACGTAGTTTCGTCACCTGGTATGTCTATAGTGGCATATTTACCTCTCACCAAGCCCAATAACTCAGAAGCTAAGGCAAGCGTGTACTCGTATATCCACTGTCTGCCAGGATTGTTTATCTGACTGTAAGTTATCTTTCCGTAAGGAACGTTGGAGGGATTCGTGATCCTTCCCAAATCGCTATTGTATGGACTGTTATCGATTATATTAGACATCTCGGATTTTAAGCTGTACTCGAACCACAGTCTCATGTCTTGGGTCTCGGGTTTTGGAAATAACCTGAGCTTATTGTTGGTCATTTCGAAGCTGTAAGCTGATCTCCTAACTTGGTTTGACATTTCTATCTGTTGTATCCTAGAGATGTCCCAGTATATCGGAAACAATACGAAATTAAGACCAGGAGAGTAGCTAGCAAAACCAAAATTTTCAGTCGCGCCCTGATAGTTGATAGAACCACCTATGTAAGGATCGTAGTATTGGTTTATAGCTGGATTGCCCATATAGAATATTCTCTGTATGACTACCCTATCGCTTGGAGACATGCTCGCGCTTGCAGAAGCCCAAGTTTGCATATCGTACACTTGTTGACCAGCTACGAGATCCAAAGATCCTGTATAAAAAGTCGTAGTACCCCCCACTCCTATTTGCGAACCGTAAGTGTCCGCTAGGTTTACTATGCTATTGAGAGTGGGTACGATAACTATGTTGTTAAGGGCAGATCCTGTGGGAGAACCCTCCAAAGAGAGGTAGTTGTCTTTGATCTTAGCGTGATACAGTTCTTCTGAATACACGGATACTGACTCTTCAAAACAAGCATAGAGCTGTATGTCTTGAAGCTCCACGTCCATTATCGGGTATCCCAACTTTATAGCGCAGTACTTTGCGACCTTATCTGCGTCGGAAGCGAATTGGGCGTCTGTATCGTAGAAGCCGAACGGTGTTGACCCCGTTGTGAAACTTGAGGACCCGGGCCATATAATGGGGTTAGCCATTTATTTTTGGTTATAAATATCGAACTTACCTGAAGTTATCGTAGACACTCAGTATATCTTCGACTATACGATCTCGGTGATTAGTTTTGAGAGTGACGACCTTAAACCCATTTACTGTGTTAAAGTTAGTGCACAGGAAGTGAAAACCAGATTGTTTGGTGTCTTTTAAGTCTATTTGTGAAGTATCTCCGCATATCACCATCTTGGTGCCTACACATATCCTACCCAAGAGCAGTTCCATTTGTTTAGACGTTATGTTTTGACCCTCGTCCACCACAACGCAACAGTTCGTAAAGTTTCTACCACGCATGAAAGCAAGCGGTATAACTTCTATATTACCGTCTATTATTTCCTTATCTACCTTCTCCTTGCTATAAAGTCGGTACATGTTATCATATATGGCGGCAGTGTAAGGAGCGAGCTTTGCATCTTTGTCCCCAGGCATGAACCCGAGCTCTTCCCCAGCGTTAACAGCGGGACGTGTAAGTACCACCTTCTCTACTTCTTTCTTGAATAGGAGATCAAGGGCGACTTGGGCAGCGACCAGGGACTTACCAGAACCTGCATGCCCCTTTATGACAGTAACTTTGTTTTCGAGTATTATTTGTTTTGCTACTTTCTGCTCTTCGTTGAGTTGAATAAGAAACCTTATTGGATTTTTCAACTTTTTCTTCGCAATCTCTTCAGTCATGGTAACTTTTATATAAATATGCTCGATTATTGGCACAAAAAAACCCAACCTTACGGGGTTGGGCTTTTGTGATCTATAGTGAATCGAATTACACTATGTTCAGATCGGCTACGATTACGCGACCGTAGTATTCCGGACGAATCATTGTCATTGCGTAACGAGTCATGATACCCTTTCTTGGAGTGAAAGTGTTCGGATCGTACACAAGAGGAGTCATGATCAGCGGAACGTACGGGGAGTAAACAGCGCCTGTCTCGAGGAACTGATTGCCACGGAAACCGAGCAGAATCACGTTCTCAAGCATGTAAGGGTTCTTGTAAACCTTGTAGCGGCTGTTCAGGGCACCGATCTTCTGTACACCGAAGGCGTACTTCATAGTATCGGCAGCACCGTCTGTATCAGCAGCGAAGCCAGGGATGGATTCGAGAATGGTAGCGACGCTGGGGGAAACAACCATGAAGTTAGCGCCGCCGCGCAGTGTGCGCTGGTGGATGATGTTGCTAACTTTTTGAAGTTTGATACCCAGAGTTTGGAACCAACTCATTTGGGTGTAGTACACACCTGCAGTATTTGAATCGAAAGCTGTACCCGTTGTGTTGATTTGGTTACCAACTTTAGCAGACCAGTACTCGGTAGTGGCTGCGTTCTGAATCAGCATATCGAGAACTTCCAGATCGATCTCAAGAGAGATGTACTCGGAAAGCATACCCGTCAGTTCGGCCTCTGCGTCCAACGAATGGTAAGCGTTGAGGTCCTGAGCGAATTCGGGAGTCCATTGAGCTTTCAGTTTTCTTGTTTTAGCAGATATGGTTTTGCTCTTCATTTGAACGTTAACCTCTGGCATAACGATAGTAGTAGCGCTCTGATCGTTGGGAACAGAGAAACCTTGACTAGATGTTCTATCTTCGAAATCACCGCGAGCATTGAAGTCTGTCTTCTTGTTGAAGAAGAGAGTGAAAGAAGAAGTGCTAGCTACTTCAGCAGTAGAAGCTGTAACAAAGAATTCTAAGTTAGCTCCATTAACGTTAGTGAAGCTCTGTAAGTTATCAGCAACGGGTATGATAGAACTAGAGACGAGCGTAAAGGCTCTTACACCGAGAATGTTAAGATCGCTTCCGTTTGTCAGAGAGCCAGTAGAGAAAACAATTTTCTTAATTTGGCCCGAAACAATGGAAGAAGAGAGGTTAGCGTTGAAATCGACGTCTGCGAAAGATGCAGTAGTGACTGCGCTACTCAAGATAGTAACAGACTCAGAGAATTGGTTCAGAGAGAATCCAAACTTACCGGCGCCGTAAAAAGCACCTTCAGCAGCGTTACCGAACTCGGCAGTGCGAGTACCGTAAACAGAATCACCGGATGTGAAAGGATTCTTGGTGTTACCGTACTGGAAGTCCAAGTAGAATACCAAGCCAGCAGGTAGATTCATCGGCTGAACGCTAACGAACTCTTTCGAAGCGATCTGACCGAAAATTTTGCGAACGAGCGGGAGAGCAACGCCTGCCCACTGCTCACCGGTACCGGGTGTGAAGGTGGCACCGTTAGCGGCAGTAACGCCACCGTTTGTTTGGGAGGATTCGATCACGAGCTGCTTAGCCTGGTTTTCCAGCATAACAGCCATGTTATTGCGATCGTAGTCTGCGAGACCCTTAAGAAGACCGGATTTTTCCCACTTCTTGGCGAGTCTTTGAGACACTCCCACTTGGTCGTGCCAAGGATTGGCCGACTCGAGAAGGGATTGTACTAAATTTGCCATTTTGATTTAATTTTTTGTTTTTTGTTATTTGTTTCCGAAAACTAGTTGCTGCCACCTGTCTACGGTCGGATTGGAATCAACGATCGGAGTTTTGGGGGCGACACCTGCGGGTTTCGATGCGAATCCGCGGGATTCGTTGATGGCGTTCTTGTTTTTAGCGGTCAACGATTCGCTGAGGATGTCATAAACGTTTTTGACTTCTTTCACTGAAACAGCTTTGTCGAAGGACTTGACAACGCGAATCTTTTCAGATTCGTTGAGGTTCTTAGCCTTGAAGATCTTGTTCATGTAGAGAAGCTTGGCGTTCAGAAGATTGATCTCTTGAAGCTTTTCGCTCAGGATCTTGATAGTATTTTTGGCTTCGTGAAGTTCTTCCTTAGCCTCTTCCATCTCTTTCTGGTGATCCTTTTTCTCTTTCATGTCGTGCTCGGAATGCTTCTCTTCTTCTTGCTTGTGCATCTTTGCCTCTTCATGCTTTTTCTTGTCCTCGTAAACATCGCTGTCCTCTTCGAGTTCTGCAAGGATTTCATCGAGGGAAAGAGCGTCCTTATCAGCATCACCCTTTTCGCCTTCAGGAGAAGTTACGAAAGGAGCGAGAACGTCTTTAAGGTCGCTGAACTTGATAGTTACTTCCATCTCTTCATCTTCTTCCATGGCTGACTCGTCTTCGGCCGACTCTTCGTCTGCCTCTTCTTCGCCCTCTTCGGCTTCTTTCATGTCATGATCTTTTTCTTCGTCTTCTTCCATGGCCTTAAGCTCTGCAAGGATTTCTTCGAGTTCTTCTTCTGTCATGTTCTCATAATCCTCTTCAACCTTTTCTTCCATGTGTTCTACTGGCTCTTGATAAGCCTCTTCTACTGTCTCATGTAGATCTTCTTCTGAGTTTTCCTCGAGCTCTTCTGACAATTTCAGGCGAAGCATTTCCTGAATCGCGGGTTCAAAAGCCTCTTGAAGCGAAGCCTTTGCGTTAGCAATCGCGGTAGCGCGAAGTGCTTTTGCATCAAGGATAGCTTGACGGTACAATTCGTTTTCCATTTTTTTACTCTTGATTTTGGATTGCTTATTGAGAGAGTGAAAGCAATATAAGTATTGTGTGTGCAATAGGAACGTATTGAAACGCTCCATTTTTCAATAAATATCTATATTTTCGGTAAAATTCAAATATACAAATAAAAAAAGGGAGGCTAACGCCTCCCTTGCTAACTCCTATACTACCTACTAAAAATTATTGAAAGTGTTGACGTATGATGTCTATTACGTCCTCTAAATCAAATCCGTCGTCCATGAGAGACTCTATGCCCGATATCACTTTATTTCCTCCAAGGCCCATAAACCTATCTTGATACATCTCATCGCTATACTCGTCCGGTTCTGGTTCGTATATATTTTCTGGGGAGGGAGGAGTTAGGTCCATTGCTTCTTCCACCGATTCGTTTTTATCTACACCTTCATTTATCTGCTTTTTACCGTAATTAGCGGTATCTTTTGAGTATGGACCGGTTTGATTCTCCATGATCCACGACTTAAAGTTGAAATTGTCTTGCATGTTTTTTAGTTTACTGATAATAAATATGCGACTTTTGGGATGTGCCTCAGACGGGAATCGAACCCATACGAGCTTTCAGCTCAACAGATTTTAAGTCTGTCTTGTCTACCTATTCCAACACCGAGGCTAGTAGTTTAGTCTTTCAACGTTCTAACGATATTTTTTAGTGGACTCTCACGGGCTTGAACCGTGGACCTAATGATTATGAGTCATTTGCTCTACCAACTGAGCTAAGAGTCCAGTGTACATTTATAGGTCCTTAGTTCTCCTGAAGTGTCCAGACACGCTAAAAACTACAAGCACGAATAGAAGAAGGGCAAACCAAACGTCGACCTTCTCTGCGACCCATATTATAGCAAAGGGAGAGAATATTGCGCTGATAAGTACGAGGAAGGACTTGTTGCTCATAAGCTTTGTTGTTGCTACAAGTCAAATATAATAGTCTCCTGATCGCGAATATCGTTTTGGAATCAAGTTATAAATCCCACTTTAAGATTACGGTCGTGTCGCTGTAACTGGAGACTGGAATTGGGGTAGAAACCTTGCCTACGACCAAGAGCTCGTTCCTATCGTTGTATAGTCCTACTGTGGTAAAGTAAGGTCTAAAGTCTGATCCTGTAGCGAAGTCCCTTACGTCGCCAAAACTACCCGTTCTAAGAGTGGGATTTAGGCTGTAATTGAAATCGTTCTGCTCTATGACGCAGCGAACCTCCCTTTGGTATACGGTGGTTTCTGCTTGTAGGTCTACTTTAAACGTTTGGTAACTTGGCATATAGAATAAATATTCCTAGGATTAGTTCTCTCTCCTATCCTCCCTAGAATAAAATTCAAACCTATCGTGTTCTGTAGGAGTGGCTAAAAGTATTCCTGGATATATTCTTCCTTTCATAGTTTCTTGATATATGTAAGACATCCAAGTCTGTTCGTAGGGATGAGCCCACTTCGTCTCCAAGAACATCTTTCTGTTTCCCTCTTTTGATACTGTTTGCGGCCAATTACAGTAGTACACTTCTCCAGTGGCGTAAGGCACACCCGTGTGAGACTTTATGTTTTTGAAGTTCGTAAAAGGCTCCTTTCCATAATCGTTTTCGGATTTGTTGGGGTGTTCTGGAAAATACTTCTCTCTTACGTCTTGGGGTATGTTATACCACGCCCACTGTCTTGAGTTGTCTCCGAAGAATTCTGTGAAGTTCCACTTGAGAAAATCAAAATTTTCTTTGAGCATTAGGCTCATCATTTTATCGTAAAAATCTTCTATTTTTCTTATGAAACCGCTTCTGCAAAATTCGTCTTTTCCCAAATAAAAAAACATGTCGTCTTCGAAGAAGAAGTGAAAATCTAAATCGTTTTCTTCGGCGTGTTCAGCTATGAACTGTCTTGCTCCGCATATGCCTATATTATTTTTGTGTATCTCTTCAAAACCGTATTTATCGCACAGAAGATCGTAATCGCGGAATGTTTTTTCGTCCGTAGAGTTGTTGATTAGGTACTTTTTGGGCTTATTCAAAAAAGAATTGTCGTAAATATCAAAAGACGTGCAAAGCTTTTCAAATTGTTTCGGAGAGTTAAAAGTTAAAACGTACAGCGCAACTTTTACATCTTCAACGCTTTTCACCTCTTTTAACTCAATTTTCTCTTGCTTTGACACCAGCGAATCGTTTTTAAGGTCTTCAAAAAACTTACCCAATAATCCGTTTGATTCTATTTCGTAGTACTGTATTAATTCTGGGTACAAATACGTCATTATAGTGAATACGCTCTCTTCGGTACCCATTAAGCCTTCGCTTAGGGTTTGATTGAGAATGCCGTAATAAATAGAATTTATTTCTTTGATGGACGATTTTGGTCCTCCAAATATTCCTCCTCTAGCAACTTTATCTACTTCAGCTTTAGAATACTGACACATATCTTTGTATGTGAATCCGTGAATTTCTACTTTTCCATCGTAAGGAAAACAAACGAAGCTAAACTTATTGAAGTACTTGTCTATCTTTTGAATAACCTTATCGTGCCAAAAATAACCCTCGTGTACAGTATTGGTTAAGGCTCCGTCTATCCACACCAAATGAGAAGACCCAAACGGATCCAATATCGCAGCGTCGTTTAGCAAAAACATCTTAGACATTACTATCAGGTTGTAATACTCTAATTTTGCTTGCGTGCTTTCTGTTAGCCAAGATGATTGGCTAAACCAATCTGGGTTTACTCTTATCTTTTCTATCTTTTTAAATAGATCTCCGTTTTTTAAAAACCACTCTAAGCCTCTAACGATAACACGGGTATTGTGTTTTTTTCTTCTCTTCCAAACAAAATTTTCGTACTCTTCCTCTATAAAAATAATCATATTGTCTTCTACTTTCATTAACTTTTCTAAGTTATTCAAGTAGTGTTCGAAACTTCTACTCCAACCCTCGGTTAGAGTGTCTCTTTTAATATTCCAAATGCCCGTAACTATGGTGATTTTACTCATTGATTCCGTTAATTTCTTCTAATATTTTATAAAAGCTCTTATTTACTTTAAAAAAATCTTGAGGCGCTTCTTTGTAATTGTCTTCATGCCACCACACATCGAAATTTAGCGTTTTAAACCACTCCTTATGATTTTGGTACATTAACCCCATTATGTGCTCTTCAAAATATAATCTCTTTTCTTCTTTAGAAATTAATCTTAAATAAAAATCAAACTTATCGACTATTTTGTTCCATAAATCTACTTTTCCACCAAAAAAACCTCCTATTATATGCACACTTTTATCGTATTTTGTATAGTATCTCTCATTAACCGTGCCATCCCAGTAATTACGAAAGTTTTCTTTAGCTACTATAACAAACTTATCTTCTGAAGATGAAATTAAATTTTCCAAAAATTTATCATTAAATAGAGTGCTTTCAAAGTATCCTCTATACCCAAGCATTGGCAGATATTTGTTAGGTATTATTCCTGTGTGAGATAAACCAGCATCAAACCAAAAATAATAATCGTACGTTCTATCTTCTTTTTTAAACCAAGAAAACTTAGAATATTGTATTTCCACGCATCTATCGGATTTTTTTGTTGCCTCAAAATCTTTTATAGAATTGATCATTTCTGCATATTCTGTCTTAGCTATATCGTATACTTGAAATTTTAATTTATCTTGTGAAACTTGGTGAGTTTCATAAAAGAAATTTTTTAAATCTTCTATCTCTCTTTCAGATGTATAGCATAAAAAATCTGCTTCAGACATCTTTAAAAGTGATAAAAGGCTAAATCTATAATGATCTTTTCTACCAGACCTTCCTCCTAAGTCACCTCCATATAGGTCAGAATAAATACACGTTGTTATTTTAACTTTCATCTTATTCTCTCATTTTTACGCACATATCAAAATCAAGATACTTTGAATCTAACTTATCCGGATAATATGCATTCCAATTATACGTCATAATATAATGATTTGAATCTACCGTTTTATTTATGTCTGAAAAATCTTTTTTTTGAGTTATTAATGGTAATTTTGCAGAAAACGATTGTAATTTTGGATAAAGTCCTAGATACATAAATTCGTCTATGGGTTTTTGTCTATGAAAATTTTCTATTATTTTATTAGTGTCCCACTCTCTAATACATTCGCATGCTATTTTGGTTAATATGAACCCCGATGTACCAAAAATACCCCTATGTTCGTTTATGTCTTTTGGCGGAACTTTAGTCAAATCTACTAAATTTTCTGAAAATTTATTTAGAGGTCTATGTATAGAAGGGGCGAAATGAAAAAAACACCAATCAATATTACTTAATTCTTCTTCTATAAGAGGTATCATTTTTTTTGCGTACGGCATAAAAAATATATCGTCTTCAAAAACCATTGCATATTCGTAACCTCGCTCTAGTATAATATTTGCTACTTTTTGATGAGAATACGCGCAACCCATATAACTATCTGTATCAATCGCATCAAATCTCTCAAAATCCCAATCCATGTAATCAAACTCCTTTCTAACAGATTCTAATCTATCTTTTCTTCTCTCTAAATTAATTACAAATTTTGGAATAGTCTTAAAATTAATTTTCATAAATTAAATGGTTTTTGTTGTCATAACCTCTTCTATGTACAAATATTACTGAACCTATTTCGGTAGCCTTTTCTATATTTCTGTTTAAGTCAGTCCAATAACCATAAGTGTCTATGTCGTTAGTTGGGCAATTATACCTAACAGATAATATAGAAAGAATGCTCTGATCATGTCTATGATTATTTGAAAAACCATCTATGCACCCAGGTATTTGAGCATATTTCCAACCTTCTATTATCATTTGTTTATACTTCCCTTCACTTTTGAATCCAAAAATACCTGAAGATAGTTGTTTTCCGTTCAACTCGTCTTCGGTAGCATGCATAATTTTTATACAATCTTCGTGAGTAAAATTTTTATTTACGTGAGTGTCTCCGACTAAAAATATATCTTCACTATCTATTAAATCAAATATGGGCTTTAAACTTTTTAGTGCACAAACTCCTGCGTCTAGCCATAAAACATTTTTGGAAACCTGAATAGAATCATATAAAGACTCCATTTTTAAGAAATGACATTTTGTTTTTATTGAAGATATGTTTTTATAAAAATCATAATTTTTATTTGCGTCTACTAAAAAAACTTTTTTAAGATTTTTCAATCTTGATATCTCTGATGCGTCTAATCCAAAATCACATACAAAGATAGCATCTACCAAATGTAAGCTATCTTTATGAATGCTACTTATTAAGGTCAATAAAGATTCAAAATATGGACTATTAGCTCCAGTTATTACGATATTGTTATGCATTTTTATTGTTTATGTAAGTTTGTATTATTTTCTCTGGAAACATATATTTTTTTGCCAATTCAAAATTAGCTTTTACTGAATCTATTTTTGATAGATACAGTTCGGGCGTTAACGTGTCTAAAATTTGTGCTACATGTTCCGGTTCTGTGAAAAAGAACATGCCGTTAGAATCAAAAAATTTCCCTATATTTTTTATTCCTAAATAAATTGGAACTGTTCCTGATAGAAAACAATCTAATAGTTTTTCGGAAAAATAATCTCCATCATCATTATTTTCTATGACTATAGAAAACCTATAGTCTTTTAAACCTTTTATTTTAAAATCTATGGGTTTTTCTGGTCCCGTGCCATAAAAATCGACTTTATTGTGTTTTATAGCTTCATACACTCTAAATCTCATTTTGTGATAAGAATTCCATTGTTTGCAAGAAAAAATAAAACTTGTCATTTTAGATTTTTCATGTAAGTTAATATCTTCTTCTCTTAGCCACGTCCCTCCATGGGGAACATACACCGCATTTTCTGCTCTATTTAGCATATCAGTACTATGAGTGAAAATATTTTTAAAATTATTTTTACTTTTTACTACGTTATTGTAATTATCTCCATTTATTATAGAAGGTTCTACTATCCAAGCATAGTTTTGTTTATCTTCTCTTATTTTAGACGTGAAACACATTCTGTCTACGTATATTGCTATATCGTATTCTTCTGTGTTTCTAGTCCAATCGACTCCTGGATGTATATATCTCGATAAACCGGGTTGACCGATTAAGTTTTCATCAAATAGCTTAATAATCTCATTCATATTTTTTATTTTTGATACAATAATCTCAATATGTTATCTATTGATTTTTTATTTTCTTCTCTATTGTAAGGTCTCGGAAAATGACAATCTATATACGCATCTTGAGTAATTTTATTAAAATCGTACCTATTCCAATAATCTCTATCTAGTCTATCTGTAGCATAGCCTTCTCTAAATCCTCTAGAAAGTTTTATTATTCTGTGTTCATTATCTATTTCAAAATCTCGTACACATTTTCCTATATATAACTCATCTGTATCCCACTTTCTATTATGTTGTATGTCAAAACTATCTAACCTCTCAATAAATTCATAATATGAGCAATTTAATTTTAATATTTCTTTATACGTGCTTCCCATTGCTAAATTATAGCACATGGGATATCTCGTTTGTCTATAATATCCGTAAGCGTCAGAAGTGTATATTACAATTTGATCGTCTTTTGCATTATTAGCATTATTTAAAAAATAAGATTTTAACATCGGTAACATATCGATGTCAGAAGTTAAATACGTTTTATGTTCATATAATGAAGTCGCATACAATCTAGCGACTTGAGATTGAAAAGAAGTTTCTATGTTTTTTACTTTTTTGTAACCTACTATTATGCAGTTTTCTTCTTCTTTAATAAAATTTTCTTCCCCTATTATTACTAATATAGGAGTAACTCCTATAACGTTATTCCAAGCATCTTTTATTATTTGCCAAAAACCATCATACTCTGGATTATTATCAGTTGCTACTATAACATAATCTATATTCATAAGAGAGTGTTATTATTTAATACCCATATTGAATCTGACTGAATCGCGTCTTCGGCTACATATTTAAAATATAGCTGTACATATTTTTTTTTCTGTAAATATTTTTTTATTTCTTCGTACATTGTTTGATTTTTCCATATTTCTGTATGTTCGCATTCTATATGAAAAGATAGTATATTATGTATTTTTTCTTTAAAACTTAATAAAACTTCATATGTTAACCCTTCTACGTCTATTTTGCAAAGATCTATTTTTTTATTTATCCTTTTTATCAAATCCTCTCCCGTAATAGTTTTTATTTTTATTTTTTGTAAACCTGAACCTTGTCTTTCGTACCACGTATCCTTTCTATTATATAGAGAACTGGTGCCTGCATCTGCTCCTAAAACTTGATAAAAAATTCTTTCTCCTCTTTCTATATAGATTGCATCCTTTATTATATTAAAATTAGGATAATCTTTACTTATTTTTTCGTATTGTATTGGATTAGGCTCTACTACCCACACGTTTTCGTCTTTTATATCGAAATTTTTTCTTAACGCATTTGCATCATGACCGTGCATAGAACCTATTTCTAATACGACTTTAGGATTTATATTAGTTTTTTGTTTTATTGTATTAATATATTCTATCATACTTTTATAGATAACCAACGATCCTATTTACCCAACCTTTAGATTCAGAGTGTGGCCAAACTACCCAATATTTAGGTTGAGTAACTGTTTGAAACTCTCTCCATATTTTACAAAATCCATCTGTGTCCTGCATTAAGCGCTGTATTTCCTCTTTAGTTATGTCTTGTCTGTGAACCGTTTCTTCGTTCTCGCCGTGAAAAGCTACCACCCAAAAATCGTAGTCTTTTTCTGGCAGAGATCCGTGACCCACGTCTATGCAGTGTTTGAAGACCCTAGAAAAAGAAGACAGCCACAGTTCCTCGTCTTCTATTGGTGGATTTGGAGGGTAGTAGTTGTCTATGGTATACTTTTGAATTGCTCTCCTACTAAACAGCATACCTGCGTACTTTTCGTAATCTCTCAGCGTTCTAACTTTACCAAAACCGTAGGGACCATCGTGACCTTCTTGTTCCAGTCCATCCATGCCAAAAAGTTTCCTATTTATCAAGTGAGACTTTGCGTTTTTCTCTGACCACTGCGGATCGTCTCCCCAAACCTGCTTCCTGTAGCTCCTGGTGTACTCATGCCAGCATATAACTTTATGGGGATGGAATATATCGTATCCCCAAGAGTAAGCTCTGGCAGCTATCGAGATCTCTTCCCCGTGAAACAGGTAATCGGGGTTGTGTTGAACCTCCTCGCAAAACTTTCCAAGCGTAAAACAGAAGTGAGCAGAGAAAAACCTACCTGGAACGGGGAGCGTCCTCTCTTGCCAGTTCTTTACGGTCTCGGGTTTGAAAAATACCGCACCTTCTGGTATGAACCTATCGAAGACCATTTGCCAAGGTTCTTGTGCGCGACCTTCCGGATCGTTGTGAGGTTGGTAAGAAGAAACGTAAGCGGTTAATAGAGGTTTCTTGTGTCCCTCTTTTTGTAAATCTTTGACCATCTTGATCAACTCTTGGTCCCAATTCTTTACGAATCTGTGATGTGAGTCCAAGTGCAAAGTATACTCTTGTTTTGGCAACTCCTGTTCGCAGTAAAGCTTTTGCAGAGAGTTTCTTGCCCAGCAAACGCCCTTGGTTTCTTTGTAGTGAACGTCTATTATCTTGAACCTACTATCTTCTTTGTACTTGGATAGGTCGTCGAAACCATCCTCTGGGTTGTACTGTCTACAGATGGCTATGGTAAGCTTTTCTGGGTTTTTTGCGTTAGCTAAAAGATCTTCTATGGTAGGTATCAACTCTGGATCCCTGTAAGAAGCTATCTGAACGAATATAGTATTTTTATTACTCATAGATTTTATTCGTATTTTATAACACCTTCAATAACATCGCACCAGCCCTTTGATTTTGAGTGAGGCCAAACTCTAGTAGAGTATGGTAATTGCAAGCTTTCGTACTCTCTCCAAATGTGTATGAATTGATCTGTAGCAGAAGCGTTCATAATAGATTTTATTTCGTTTTCATCTGCGTCTTTTCTGTGTAAATCTTTGCCTTCTTCGTCTAAGAAAGCGACGGCAAAGAAATCGTAATCTGTCTCTGTAAGAGATCCTTTGTACACGTTTATGCAGTGTTTTTGAACGTTCATCAAGCCAGATTCATAGTCTCCTTGAGTAGGAGGAAAGTTGTTATCTCTTGTGTAAGAGTGAATTTGCCTAGTAGAGAATTTTAATCCAGAGTAAACTTCGTAATCGTACAAACTTCTGACGTTTCCGAAAGCGTAGGCTCCCATTGTTTTTTTTCTTTGGCAAGAAGAACACCCGTCTTCCATGCCAAATAAAATTCTGAACCTCTTGTAAGAGTTCTTATCCCTCTCTGACCAATCGGAGCTATCGTCCCAGTGTTTTTTCTTTCCTTCTCTAGTGTATTCGTGATAAACTATGGGTTTGTGAGGAGAAAATAAATCGTACCCCCAAGTGTACGCTCGAGCAGCCAAAGACGTCTCTTCTCCGTGAAAGTAAAGCTCTGGATCGTAGGGCACTTCTCTAGCAAAAGATCCGAGGGTGAAGACGAAGTGCGCTGATAAGAACCTTGTTGGAAATGGTTCCTTCAAATCCCTCCAGTTGTCCACGTGATGGGGTCTCAGGAACGCGGCGCCTTCGGGTAAAAACCTATCTATGTTTAGACCCCACACTTCTTGCAATTTACTCTCCGTTTTAGGATCGTAAGAAGGAAGGTACGAGCTTATAAGGGGTTTTTCGTAACCCTTACACCTTAAAAAATTAACATAATCCTTTAACGTAGAGTCCCAGTGTTTTTCGAATCTGTGATGTGAGTCCAACTGTAAGTAATAGTCCTCCCCAGAGTACAGTTTTTGTATCTCGCTTCTGGCCCAACAAACCCCCTGAGCGTCTTTGTAGTCTATGTCAAGTATAGAAAACCTATCATCGTTTTCATACTCTTTAAGATCGTCCCACTCGTCTTCTAGAGCGTGTTGCCACGCGATGGCAATTCTTAAGTTTTTGGGGTTTTTTGCTTTATTAATTAAATCCCTTAGAGTTTTTTTAAGTTCAGGATCCCTATAAGAGGCGATCGAAACGAATGTTAATTTCATATGTAACCTTATGTATTTAGTGACTGCTTAAAAAATAATAAAGTCAAGCATCATTATTTTACAGTTGTACGCAATATGGATCGTCGCAATCCGCTACGGTACCGTCGTTTCCTCCAAAATTAGTGGTATCAAAGGTCATTTCTATAAAACTATCGATTTCAAAACACTCTCCAAAATTTGAAGAATTTGCTTTGTAATAATTACCTACCGTTAACGCGTTATTTGTCACTAATACTGAAGTACCGCCATCGCTACACCTAGTGGCGTTATACTTGTAGTTCGTTGGTATAGGAGTACCTGTAGGAGTGGGTGATACTGTATTACTTGGTGTGACTGTGTTACTTGGTGTGACTGTGTTACTTGGTGTGACTGTCGGTGTTTTCGTAATAGAAGGAGTGGGAGTGGGAGTTGCTGGTACGCAACACGATCCGTTGCTAATAACCGTAAACACCGCTGTGGTTCCATAACTACACCCTGGACATGAGATAGCTGTTTCTTGTATCGATATGTTATTAGAATAGGGTCTATTTGCATCTACGCATATTTCAGAACCTGATTCGGCTCCACCCTCAAAGAACAATCCACTGCAATCGAAATAGTTAAACGAACTGTTATTAGTTATTACGGCCTCTTGACAATCACAATAGTGTGGAGATTTGCTAGTGTCTACACACAGCGGCGAACTTCCATAACTAGTATTTCCTGTCGATACAGATCCGGAACGTAACACTCCATTGCAATCGAAGTAATATATGTCTCCTGCTGTTGTAACATTTATATTCACAGAAGTAACACAATTATTACATGGAGTTGTACTTGGAGTATTAGTTGGAGTGACAGTGTTGCTAGGTGTCACTGTGTTACTCGGTGTCACTGTGTTGCTAGGCGTCATTGTGCTACTAGGTGTCACTGTGTTGCTAGGCGTGACTGTGTTACTTGGCGTCACTGTGTTGCTAGGTGTCACTGTGTTGCTAGGCGTGACTGTATTACTTGGTGTGACTGTGTTACTTGGCGTGACTGTGTTACTTGGTGTTTCACTAGGTGTCACAGTGTTACTTGGTGTCACTGTATTACTTGGCGTGACTGTGTTGCTAGGCGTGACTGTGTTACTTGGCGTGACTGTGTTACTTGGTGTCACTGTATTACTTGGCGTGACTGTGTTGCTAGGCGTGACTGTGTTACTTGGCGTCACTGTGTTGCTAGGTGTGACTGTGTTGCTAGGCGTGACTGTATTACTTGGTGTGACTGTGTTACTTGGCGTGACTGTGTTACTTGGTGTTTCACTAGGTGTCACTGTGTTGCTAGGTGTGACTGTGTTACTTGGCGTCACTGTATTGCTAGGTGTGACTGTGTTGCTAGGCGTGACTGTGTTACTTGGTGTGACTGTGTTGCTAGGCGTGACTGTGTTGCTAGGCGTGACTGTGTTACTTGGTGTGACTGTGTTACTTGGCGTGACCGTGTTACTCGGTGTTTCACTAGGTGTCACTGTGTTGCTAGGTGTGACTGTGTTACTTGGTGTCACTGTGTTGCTAGGTGTGACTGTGTTACTTGGCGTCACTGTGTTGCTGGGTGTGACTGTATTACTTGGTGTGACCGTGTTACTTGGCGTGACTGTGTTACTTGGTGTGACCGTGTTACTTGGTGTTTCACTAGGTGTCACTGTGTTACTTGGTGTCACTGTATTACTTGGAGTGACTGTATTACTTGGTGTGACTGTGTTACTTGGCGTGACCGTGTTACTTGGTGTCACTGTATTACTTGGAGTGACTGTATTACTTGGTGTGACCGTGTTACTTGGCGTGACTGTATTACTTGGTGTGACCGTGTTACTTGGTGTTTCACTAGGTGTCACTGTGTTACTTGGTGTCACTGTGTTACTTGGAGTGACTGTATTACTTGGTGTGACTGTGTTACTTGGCGTGACCGTGTTACTTGGTGTCACTGTATTACTTGGTGTGACTGTGTTACTTGGCGTGACTGTATTACTTGGCGTAACTGTGTTACTTGGCGTGATGCTAGGTGTGACAGTACTAGATGGCGTTATAGATGGAGTTTTGGTTACAGAAGGAGTTGGGGAAGGAGATACGGGAGCGCAAGTAGTGATCGAGGTGATCACTCCATTGTTGTCTGTAACGACCAGGTAGTTAGTGGATCCGTTCAACCACTTTATCACGTGACCAGAAGCACCGGTCTTGAGAGGAACGCTCAACACTCCACTGTAGTTTTTCGTGTATAATGTGATACCTGTGACTATTGCAGCGCCCTCTGAAGAGTAAGAATACACACTACCCATCAAAAACGCTGCGTCTGCGCAAACTACTCCATCGTATGTTGGGTGTTCGTATACCAGATCACACTCTGTGAAATTTATAATTTCTCCATCAGTATTTGTTTCTATGGAATACCTACCTCCGGACCAAGTTATGAGATCGTTGGTTCCGTACGTGTAAAGGGGAACGCTTAGCGTGTTTCCTACTCTTACTGTGTATACAACGATACCCAGTCTCATGGATCCAACATTATAGGAGTATACTGTTCCTATCGGAGATGTCAATACATCTGAACAGCTCACATTTCCATAACTTGTTTCTTCCCTGGGAGTCGTAGAAGTTCCTATAGTGGAACTAGGAGTGTTGGTGGGTGTCACCGTAACTGTCAAGCTAGGAGTGACGCTGGTAGTAGTCGTAGGGCTGTTAGTGGTGGTGGGCGTAATAGTTTTGGTAGGGTTGGGAGTGACTTGAGGGGTTACGCTGGGAGTATTTGTAACAGTAACGCTTGGGGTTACAGTGTTTGTGGGAGTGATAGAAGGAGTGGCTGTAGAGGTAGGTGTTACGCTTGGCGATAGTCCAGTAGTAGAAGTGTTCGTTGGCGTGATTGTGATTGTGGGAGTGTTAGTGGCGGTAACGCTAGGAGTGACAGAAGGAGTTGCCCCCACCAGTGAAACTGTACTAGACTCCGGCGAAGGCGAGCACGTATCGTTATTTATTAGCGTAACGCTTGTCGCTGAAAAGGGAATGTCTATTGGCACTCCCGCGACCAAGTCTACCGTATCTACGTCAGACATCACTAGGTTTGTAGTGTCGTAGTATATGCTGTACGGACCGCTAGCGAGGTTGTAAGTGGTTAATCGTATAGTGACTTGTCTTCCCATTCTTTTTTATCTGTACGCTTTTAACATATTATACTACCGTCTAAGGTTATGTAAACAAAGTTGATACCCGCTGATATGGTTACTTGGTAAGTGCAACCGAATCCCGATGAAGGACAAGTAGATGGATCTCCTGCGATAGTTTTATTGTCCACGTCGCTAAACGTCACCGTGTCTCCGATATTCAGAGGGCCTATGTTAACTAGATTAGCACAACTAGTTGTCAGTGCTCCTATATTTATTTGCGCGCCCGTATTTATTTGATATTGTAAGTTTCCATTAGTGTTCACGTACTTACCGAACACTTCCAATTCAGTATAGGGTGTAGTGCTTGGAGTGACAGTGTTAGTTGGAGTGACAGTGTTAGTTGGAGTGACAGTGTTGCTTGGCGTGACTGTGTTACTTGGTGTGATGCTTGGCGTCACTGTGCTACTTGGAGTGACAGTGTTAGTTGGAGTAGGGCTTGGAGATCCTCCGGGAGTTTTCGTTACAGTTGGAGTTACTGTGTTAGTGGGAGTATTCGTAGGCGTTTTGGTATTGGTAGGAGTGTTGGTGGGCGTGACTGTGTTCGAAGGTGTTTGACTTGGAACGACTATCGAGGAGGAATCCTGGTCTATCTCAAACTCAAAACCTTGTGGGTTTATAAAGTAACACACGTAGTTTGGGTTGGTGATTATAGCGAAAGCTTGAGAGTATATTATGTTTCCCACCTTTACGTTGGAAGCATTCATATCTAGCAAATTTCCGTTTCCATCGTCATATATATTGTAATTGGCGCTGCTGAGAAGGAAACTCTTCCTTGCTATCTGTTCTCCAAAAACGTTTCTAGGAATGTACAAAGCCGCTATTTCGGCTCCTGATTGGGTTGGAAAGAATCTTACGTCCTCGTCCATGGAACCCGATGCCGCTGTAGATTGGTAGCTAGAATCGTAAGCCGATCCACTTCCAAGCAAACTACCAGAAATGTAATTTCTGTAAAAAAGTTGTTCTATTAAGTTGTAATTGATTTTGAATTGGGGGGTTTTTCGACTAGAGGTTACAGGAGTATTAATCCCCCTTACTATCGAAATACCTACGCTATTAAAATTACTATCAGAATATGAAGCAGAGTACTTTAACTTTACGGGAGCGGTCGAAATATCAGAAAACTTAATAGTATTCTTTGACCTACTCATTATTTTTCTTTGAGATTTTTAAGTCTTTTCCAAAATTAAAAGTCTAATTTTACGCGAATTAAACACTCTTTCGTAAAGTCTTTTACCAGTGGTTTTGATAGTTTTGCTACGGCTAACAATTCGTTGTTATCGTTATACATACCTACCGTTGTTATGTAAGTTTGGGGACTGAATATGAAATCAGAGTATACTAAATCTCCAGATCCAGAAGTAAAAGATGGATTTGTTGTGTAATTGTAATCTCCATTTTTTATCCTAACAAAAACGTAATCTGAGGATATAGTCTCTTTTGAGTTTAGTTGAAAACTATTTGCACCGGTGTTAGTCATAAAAGTAAACAGAGTAGTTTCAGCGGCTTTAGAATTTACGTTCGAAAAAGTAGGTGCGGTAAACGAAAGACCTCCATTAGCATACGTTAATGATAAAGCCCTAGGATTAAGAACTATCAATCCTACGTCAGGTAAAAACAAACCGTAAGAACCACTGACTGTGTATCCCTTAGTGGCTCCACTTAGGGTGGGAGAGTTTCTTGCGGTTCCATTAGAACCCGAAACTATATCGTACGCCCTTCCGCAATCCAAAAAGGTGACGACGGTAACATCGTTAGAATTATCTGTTAATT